GCATTCCGCTGAAGTGTCCCGCGTGTCGTGCCGTCGCGGGTGACCCCCTAGCTAACTACCAGTGCAAACATATTGGTTGAATCCGAAACAACATCGTTGTATTTCCGCAGGTCAGAGCGTTTCGTTACCCGTTTGTGATTGGGTTTGCTGAATCCCAGCAAATTGTGCTAACTCTGCTAGCACTTGGTCTAAGGACTCTCAATATGTCGCTAAATGAGGGCTGTTTCCGCAGGTCAGAGCCAGTGTGTTTACCTGGGTAAACGTAAACCATGTTTGACCTGCATGTTTGTGATGATGGTTTCATAAGCATTGCATTTAAGTTAGGGTGTCCTAAGTGGGGTAACCAAGCAGTTGCTTGGTTTGCTAGAGGATAGTTTCGCTTGCAACGATCGATGTAATTTGCGTCAACATTGAGGATGTAATTCGTGTCAACATTAGGGTCGAATTTCGAAATTCAACCATTTAACGAAACCTGTTGGCGCACAACAGGATTCACGTTCTGAGAGGCGAAATCTGTTGTGGCACAACGCATTTCGAGTACTGCGAAAACACACTGCGAAAACAGGTCATTTTGAGCTATTTCGTTGTCGCACAATCGATCTCACGTCGCACGTTGTGAGATGCGTTGTCGCACAACGGATTTCGGCTATTTCGGTACGGTTGTCTCACTCATGTTTGAGACGGTTGTGCCAGTTCTGGGATGGTCGAAATCTGTTGTGGCACAACGTGTTTGGTTGTGGGTTATTCGAGATGCGTTGTGCCATGCGACATCTCACGTTCTGGCCTGTTTTCGGCATGGTCTGAGGTGCGTTGTCGTGAGTGAATCCTGTTGTCTCGCAACGTGTTTCGATGCGTGATTGTGAGATGCGTTGTAGCGCAACGTAATTGGCCTACAGCACGTCTCACGGTGCCGTTGTGGCATGCCGAAATCTGTTGTGGCACAAGCGATTTGAGACGGCATTAATCGAGTCCTGTTGTAGCGCAACGCATCTCGTGTTCTGCGGTCTGTTGTGGTGCGTTGTGGTGCGTTGTCGTGGTGCCGAATTGCGTTGTGGCACAACGTGTTTGGGCATGGTGTGAATGGGATGCGTTGCGGCGCAACGTGTTTCGGTATCACGGCGATATCCGGCCATCCTGGTGGTGTCGTCACGGTGCGACGTGGTGCATGAATTCCGTTGTGGCACAACAGGTTTCGGTAGTGGTGTGCGAGATGTGTTGCGGCGCAATGGATTTCGGCATGCGTGGTGTGGTGTGGCATGCGGTGTGGTGCCTGGTGTGCAACGAAATGTGTTGTGGCACAACGTGTTTGGTGTGCTGTGGTGTGAATTGTGTTGGGGCACAACAGGTTTGGATTGTGCGGCCTGGTTGGGCATGCCGGTCTGGTGTGTGGTGTGGTGTGAATTCCGTTGTGGCAGAACAGGTTTCGTTTCCTGGTGTGTGAATTGTGTTGTGCCGCAATGTGTTTCGGTTCTGGTGTGGTGTGACGGTGCCACGGTGCGGCCTGGTGGTGTCGTGATGTGGTGCGTGAATTGTGTTGTGGCAGAACGGGTTTCGGTTCTGGTGGTGTGAATTGTGTTGCGGGGCAACGTGTTTCGTCTGAGGTGCGTTGCACATTCACCGGCTGCCCCGTGGTGCGGTGTGGTGCCGTTGTGCGAATTGTGTTGGGGCAGAACGGGTTTCGTCTGCGGTGCGTGAAATGTGTTGTGGCGCAACGTGTTTCGTTGGGTGTGGTGCGGTGTGTTCGCCTGGTGCCGCCTGGTGCCGCCGTGCCGCCGTTGTGGTGTGTTTGGTGAGTGTTGTTGTGGCAGAACGTGATTCATCGATTGTGGCTGAAATCTGTTGTGGCACAACAGGTTTCGGATGGCCTTCCGAAACTGTGCGAGACGGTGCTACCTGGTGGCCGCGACGGCGGTCTGAGATGCGGGTCTGAGGTGGCGGTGAATTCCGTTGCGGCGTGCCGCAATTCAACCGGGCTGCGGCGAGTTACGTTGCGGCGCAATGTTGTTGGTGGTGGCCGGGAATTCCATTGGGAACGGTGCCGGTAGTGGCCTGTCCTGGTGGTGCGGATGGCATGGCGTTGGGGCAGGCCATGTTTGGGCCGACCTGGTGGCCGGGAGTGGGTTATTAAGTTGTTGGCACGCAACAGTTTTCACGGTTTCGAGGTTGTCGGCTTTGTTGTGCCGCAACGGGTTTCGTTCGGGGCGTGTTTTGTGGGTTGTTGTGGCGCAACGCATCTCGTGGTGGCGTGTCCTGGTGACCTGGTGGCCGTCGAGGCGTGTTTTGAAATGTGTTGGTAGCGGCCAACTTTGAAATGGTGTTGTTGTGCCGCAACGCTTTTCGCGGGGGTGGTTTGGTGGGTTTCGGGTGGTCTAGCAAACATTGTTGCATCCGCAAGAACTTTCTTTTCCCTGGTCACGTCGCGAAAGTTGTTGTGCCCCAATGGGTGTTTGAAAGTGTTTGCGTTTCGGGCAAACTTTTCGGGGGTCGGATGTTACAGAAGTGATTAGTACAGCTAGGTATAGGGGGTTGTGCCGTCACAAAGGGAGACAACAACTTTCGGCGTGCTGAGGTGGCATGTTTGGTCGAATGTTGTTGCGGCACAACGGTTGTACCATTAGTCGGTTTAGTGACGTATCCAACCAACCAGTTGGTAGCAGGTTAGGTAAGGCTTACCTTTGTTAGGCCAGCTAGATGTTGCGGATTCAACAATCACACATAGTGAGATGTGCTAACTATCTCCGAAATCCATTGGCGCACAGTCACTTTCAGATTGGCCGATCAGCGTTCGGTAACTTAAAGTTTGCTGGACACGGCGTGTCGGCACCAATTTGTGCGAGTAGACGCTCGAAATCTGTTGTGCCACAACACATGTCCGTTTCTATCAAAAATTTGCTGGCATTTTGCTAGGAAACTCGTGGAAAATTTACCCAGCAAACTTCCTAAGAAATTAGCCCAATCGGGCACCGCTGACGAAAGTTGTTGTGGCGCAATGTCACTCGACGGTTGACGCACGGGTAAAAATTAGCTGGCCGAATACCCCACACCGTATGTGACCAGGCAATTGTCCGATTTCGGAAGTGCGACCAGCAAACAAATTAAGTGTGCTGGTCGCAAGTTAGCCGGATATTCTCAGAGTTTCGTCGCTCACCCTGGTTGACCTGCGCCGATTCAAGGGGCGCCAGAGCCGCGGTGTGCCGAATTATGTTTGCTACGGGATGTGACCAGGCAAAATGTGTTGCTTCACAATGCAAGTACCGCTTTGACCTGCACTGATTAGCGCCAAACCAGCGACATCCTTTGCGGTGCAACGTGTTTCATATGGGTGTCTAACAGGGTTGGCGTTCGTCCTGGTGGGCGTTCGGCTAGGACTCGAAAGTTGTTTGTTACCAACGCTTTTCACGATTTCGTATCTGACGTGCCCGAAATTAGGTTTCAAAAACACCCTCTGACCTGCGGAAATAGGGTGCTTGCTACCAGGGTGCTGGCGTGATTGAATCAGCGGAGCAGCACCCAGACCGGCAGACCCGGCCATCCACCCGCACGCGGCATCACGTCGAAGGCGGCATGGGGCAGGACAATCACGGCAGGCACGCACGGGATTTCGACGTGCGTTGCGCCAGTCGCATTCTGGCGGTGCGGAAGTAGATCTACAGTGCGGTGCCGAATGTTTCAGCACATTGTCGATTGACCTGGACGGAGTGGGAAAGGTTAAGCGAGACAAAGTGACTGAGACGCTAGGTCTTGAATTCGCAAGTCTCCCAACGGGAGATACTACGAGTACATGCAGCCCGCCTCTTCCAGCGAATCAGCCCAGAACGCCCAAAAGCGTTGGCAGGCAATCCAAAACAGAGAGAATCACCCAGGTAAGTAGCTGCTTGGCAGATACCCGAAACCCGTTGCAACGCAACGTGGTGCCAGCAAGTTTGTACCCGCTGGTTTAAGTAGGCGCAGTAGCAAAAGCCGTGTGCGACAAGGTGATTCGAACGCAGATAACCGCTGAACTGCCGGTACGTCATGCTCTCCCAAACGCTTGCTTAGGTGCGGTGATACCACTGGCGGCGGGTTCATGTTGTCTGCGTACTCTCTTTCCCAATTCCATTGTGTTTCGGGCACTTTCGGGTGTCTGAGCGGGATACAGGGTGCAGCAATGCACCCTGTTTCCTGTCCTGCTACCCGGCAGGTAACCACCCCAAACACAAAGGGAGAGAACACATGTCAAACACATTGAACTGGCGCGTCCAGGGCATTGTGCGAGATGCCAAGGGGCACAACGTCGATTACATCATCTACTGCGGTGAGACATTCACCGTGCTGGAACGTATCAGCGACCCCAAGGCTGCCCGTGAGTACCTCCAAAGTCGCTCTCTCACAGCGCATTTCGGTGATCCGAATGCACGGTACGGACGACAGGCACGCCGCCGTCAGAACAAGGTGGCAGGCAAGCATCACGGCAAGACAATCATTCTGCACCAGCGCACGGTGAAAACCCTTGCGGCAGCAGAGAAACTCGCTCAAGGCTGGCACGACGCTAGGTGCTGACTAGTTCAAAAGGGACTGTGCCCCAACGTAATTCGTTGGGGAGTAGGGCTTCGAACGTCCCACAGTCCACGTTGCCTCACTGAGGCAGACCGGCACGGCGGTTCCGTGTAACACATTGGGAGACAACATGATCAACAACAGCGGCTACATCAACGGCATGCCAGCAACTGCTGAAATGCGTTGGGAGACAGCCCTTCAGGCGGCAATCTTCGCCATCGAAGAACTGGTCACGCTGGTTGGTTACAAGGAAGACGAGATCGACGTTGACGAGAACGAAATCACTGCTCACACAGAGGCTTTCGTCGCGGCAATGGATGAGATGCAAGGTATCCAACAGGATATCGACCTCGCCACAGCAGACCGCGACGATGACTTCTGGTACAGCACGGATGGCGAAAACGTAAGCGAGATAATCGATTTCGACTTCAGTGACCATCCCGACTTCGATGACCTCGACTCGCTGATCTTCATGTCCGACTGCTTGAGTGATGTCGGCGGGTTCACGTTCCCCGCTGATCTGAAGCTCGACTAGTTTGTCGAATCCCGTTGCCTAGCAACGGGACTACGTTCGGGTGGCTCCCGGCGTACTGACGAGACAAGCCAAACCTATTGGGAGGTAAGAGAAATGATCAAGGCAACCCTCAGCAGCATCCCCACGCTGATCCGTGACCGTCGCGAATTCAATTGCAACGGAACGGTTTTCGGTTCGACTCGCCCCATCTTCACTGGTGGTGGTTGGTCGCATCCGACCAGCGTCGGCAAGCTGCCTGACGAGTACCACGGCGACTTCGAAACCGCTTCTGCGGCAACGGATTTCTTCGCTGTCTACAGCTACGCCACGCCAATTGCGTGGCATGCCAACGGGCAGTGGACAATCCCGCCGGTTAAGTACTCCGTCACCACCTCGCGCCACCAGGGCAGGCTGTACCTGGTGACACGTTCGGCCTAGATCGAAAGCGACTGTGCTGCAACGCATTACCGGGCAGCGTGGGTTCGAATCCCGCAGTCGCACAATGCTTCACCGTCCGGTGAGGCAGACCCAAACACAAAGGGAGAGAACAATGTCCATCACCATCATCACCAATAATGTTCCCCGCGAACTGATTTCGGTTGATCAGGTGCCGGTCGCTGAGCAGCACTGGTTCGACTACGTCGAGGGCGAGGATCGTTTCTCGCCGCGTATCTTCCAGTACCTGGGCAGCTTCTACGACGTGAACGAATTCAGCTATGTGCCAACGCATTTCGCGGCTGGCGTGCCGGATTCGTTGCAGCGTTGGGACGGCATCCAGACCGACTCGTTCTTCAGCGGTGTCCTGGTGCGGTGGCCCATCGAATTCGGTTGCACCACACCGGATTACGAGCGGGTTGTGGTCGGACGCTACTACAGCTAGTAGCTGTCGAATCCCGGTGCAACGCACCGGGACTGCGGTTGGGTGGCTCCCGCCGTACTGACGAGACAAGCCAATCACAAAGGGAGAGAACAGAAATGACCACTTACTACGGAAACCATGTCGTGGGCATCCTTCGCACCGTGATCGAAAACGGTTGGCAGAAAACCATTCTCGACACGCCGTCCTTCATCATTGGCGGCGTTGCGGGACAGGCCATGTCTGCCAATGACGTTGTCACCACGGTGCTGGAGATGTTCGGAATCCCTTCCAGTGCAAGCCTTTTCGTCAACGGCATGTTGACGGTTGACAACGGCAGCACGGAGGGCATCCACCGCGACATGGTGAGCGTCTGGCTGCAACCCGCTGAGGATTGCGGCCACTAGATAATGTCGAAACCCGTTGCGTTGCAACGGGTCTGGGACAGGTTGGCTACCTACCCACTGAAGAGACAAGCCAAACACAAAGGGAGATAACGGAAATGGCATACACAATCGCAGATGTGCAGCGCATGCTGGAGGAATTCCCCGGTGACGACGGCGGCTACGCCCAGTACCTGGAAGACCGAAACCTGTTGCGGCACTTCAAAGCTGGTGTGAATGCGGCGTGGCGTGACGGGTATGACCTGGAGCGCGACGAACAGAACTACGAACGCAAGCATGGCAAGGTCGCCGGTGATGCGTTCAGCGACGGGTTCGTCTACTCCGCAAGCTATCTCTAACGTCCAATGGCGTTGGGGCACAGGCAGTTACAGCAATGTACCTGCCTGTGTCCTTGCCTCATTGGCAGACCGTGCTGCACGGCATGCAGCGAAAGTAGTTGGGAGACAAGAGATGAAGGCAACACAGATCAGCACAGGAACTGTCGTGGTCGATGGTGTGGAGCGTGCGTTGTCGCACAGCTTCATTCAGGTAGGCAGCCCCGAATCACGTTACGGGGCAACGCAATACCACGAGATCGCCTACTTCAACCGTGAGTGGGTCATCTTCCAGAGCCACCTCGACAGTGACTGTGCCGCAACGCTTTTCAGCCTGCTCGACAGCCGCAAGGTGACCATCGATACCCGCATTCGGGTTCAGTTCCTCGACGGTGAAGGGCACGACGAAGAGTACCTGCACCACGATCTCGTCTAATCTCGAAAGCTACTGTGCCGCAACGTATTACGGGCGGCAAGGGTTCGACTCCCGCAGTAGCACCATGCATCGAATCACGGTGCAGCAGTAAGGATGGAGAAACGAAAGATGAACACACTCAAGTTGATACTTGTTGTGCTGCTTGCCATTACGGCGTTCGTTGGCCTTGCCAACCTCGCTGTGATCTGGAACGGCGCACTGTTCGTCCTGCTTATCGGGCCGTACTCGTGGGCCACCTTGTGGTGGCTCGACTGGGCACGCCGGTAACAAAATGGGTTGTGTCGCAACGTATTACGGGCGGCTCACACTGTGACGGGTTCGATCCCCGGCAACCCACCATGCGCTGCTACCTGGTAGCGCAGTAGTGAATCACATTGGGAGACAACATGTCTGAGTACTCAATCCACATCAATTCGATGGACACTGTCGTCGCATTTGAATGCGAGGCAGACCGGGCTGAGCGTGAGGGTATGACCGGCGTGGCAAAACGGCAGCGCGACACCGCATTACACATTCGCAACGCTGTTGACCACATGCAATCCCTTTGCCCTGAAGGGTATTGCGTGGAGCTGAAAATCGTTGTGGCACATGTGCCTAACGTCAACCCTGTTCTCCGACGCAAGTAACGTCCAGTGACGTTGGGGCACAGCCAGATTCGTCTGGCTGTGTCCTTGCCTTACTGGGCAGGCCGGGCCACACGGTATGTGGCGCAACACAATTGGGAGATACCATGTCAAACCTTTACGCTACCGACGCATCCGGCGGCGAGTTCGCAAGCAAGAAGGCATTCCGCGAATTCGTAAGCTACGCACCGGATTCCGTGCGTCTGGAAGACACGTCGGCGATCAACAATCGCGGCACGTTCTACGGCATCGATGACCCGCAACTCACGTCGTCTGACGTGATCGTCGGGCCGAACCCGTGGACGAACCGCAAGTGGTACGCCAACATCCGTAACGGCAAGGTGGTCTAGCTCGAAAGCGACTGCGCTGCAACACATCTCGTGATGCAGTGAGGTGCCGTCCTGGTGGCGGTGAGGTTCGAATCCTCCAGTCGCACAATGCATCCGACCGGGTGCAGGTTGTAAACACAAGGGAGAGAACGATGATCACAAAGATTCTTCACGGCAACGATGCCCTTGGCTACGTTGTTGCGCTGCACGACACCGTGCGGCGTGGCATCGTGACCATGCAAGAGTTCGCCTGTGGCATCGACATCGATTGCGGCGCAAGGTATTACGAACACAGCTACACCAGCGACTACGAGTCGCTGCTGTGGACGTGCATGAACTACCTGTCCGGTACGAAAAGCACTGTGGCCGAATACTTTTCGGCTGCCATCGATGACGACAGGCTGATCGAGTTCTACATCAACACCGGCTTGGACGACACCGAATCTCGTGGCATCCGTTACGAATTCACCTACCTCTAAGCCAAACCACTAGTGCCGCAAGCCTTTTGGCTAGCGTGACGCTGAGGTTCGAAACCTCTGCGGCACACCATGCTGTAACGAATCCCGTTGCGGCAGTTGAAGATACACACAAGGGAAGAGGTAAGACAACATGTCCAATCTCCAGCGCAGTAATGACACTAAGGTCGCTTCTGCCGTGAACAAGGCTGGCACAAAGCCGTTGGTAGCCAACAGCTTTGGCATCCCCTCCGGTGAAGCGTTCTCGTGCATTGCACAGACCGCGTTCTGTGCGCTGATCTGCTACGCAGGCAAGCTTGAACGGTTGCGCCCCGCAGTCTCCGCACTGCTGAAGCGCAATTGGGATGCACTGCAAGGCATTTCACGCAGCGAGATGTTCGACATGCTCGACCAGATGATCACGGATTTCGAGGCCGAATGCGAGAAGCGTTCTGCGCCAAAGCTTTTCCGAATCCATTGGGACGGTGACTTCTTCAGCACCGACTACATGATTGCCTGGTCGAAAGTTGTTGCGGCACACCAGGACACACAGTTCTGGGTGTACACCAGGGTGCCCGGTTCTGCCGTGTACCTGCACAAGCTGAACCTGCCCAACCTTGGGCTGTACTTCAGCGGTGACCGCGACAACATCACAGCGGCGAAACACCTTGCGGCGCAAGGCATTAACGTCGCCTACGTTGGCGAGACTTTCGCTGATGCTCAGGCCGAATTCCCTGGTGCCACAAGGTGTCCGGAGAATAACGGGGCACTGCCGCTGATCGATCAGCGCGGAAGTGCTTGTGCCCGTTGCGGTTTGTGCATCTACGGTCGGAAGTCTGTGCTGTTCTCCGTGAAGAAGGAGAAGAAGAGCAAGTAGCTCTTCGAATGTGGTTGCGCCCCAACGTGTTTGGGGTGAGGTGCCAGCGTCATGCTGGTGAGGTTCGATTCCTCCAGCCACACCATGCCGCACCAATTCCGGTGTGGCAGTTGATGATTCAAAACGCATGGGAGACAAGAGAAATGAGTGCATTGGCTAACTTCACCCCGGCCATGATCAACAGCACCGCCAACGAAAACGGTTGGGACACAACCGAATTCCGTGGCGGCATGGAGGTCACCTTCGACCAGACCACAAAGCTGGCGCGATACCGGGTGACGGTTGTCTACAGCAGCCGGTGCGGCATCACTGCCGCATGGTTGCACGTCAGGCCATCCGGCGCAGACCGCTGGTCTGGTGGCGAGTGGACGATGCTCGACGGCAAGACGGCCCGTAAGCGGGAGACCGTAATCCGTTGGCTGGCAGGCGATTTCGAAGCCGGTAGCCAGTACCGCATCTAGCACTACATCTCGAATGGACTGTGCCGCAACAGCTTTCGGCTGTTGTGGGGTAGGGCTTCAAACGTCCCACAGTCCACAATGCCCCGGCCATCCGGCTGGAGCAGGCTGCACCAATCCTGGTGTGGCACAACACAACACATGATAGGGAATCTGAAATGGCAAGCAACGCAATCACTTTCGTCAAGCGTCCCGCTCTGTTCGCCTTCAACGAGAAGACCGGCAAGCAGGTCTTCCCCGGCGATACGGTGACGGACTTCCGTGGCGAAACCGCAACTGTCGCAACACTTTCCAGGGCATGCATCCCCGGCAAGAGCGGCAAAGTTGTTGTGACGCAAGGCATTTCGCAGCGTGAATACTATGACGGCGTGTTCGACCTGGTGGTCACTGACGTGGCACCGGGACGGTATGACGTTTACACGCTGGACAACCAGGGTGAAGGCCACCTGGTTAAGCGAAATGTCAAGGCGCACAAGGTCATTCGGGTCATGGCAGATGCCATGATGAAGCGCGGTCACTGGGACGGTGGCGACTACCACCCGTCGAAGTCCAAGTAATCGTGTAGTGCCGCAACGCAATTGGTGCGTATCACCCTTCAGGGTGACGGTGGTTCAATTCCACTGCGGCACACCATGTCCCATGTTGGGGCAGTTGAAAACACAAGGGAGAGAACATGTCTCAGGCACTCATCGATGCGCTCAATCGTGCCATCGAATGCCACCAGGGATACGCTGACGCTCACGTCACCTCAGATGGTGACGCGACTTCTGAAGCGTTGTATGAGGCAACGTATGAACTGTGCCACCACCTTTCACAGGCGGTAACACGGAATGCGTTGTCGCACAACATCTCTGGTGATACCGCTAGGTGCTGACGTGGTGGTGGGGCGTGCCGCGAAAGTGGTTGCGCCCCACCACATTTCAATTCTCTTGTGGCACAACGTGATTCGGTTCGTCCATGTCTGGGCATGCGGTGCGCGTGCCCGGTCACGGTTGAATCGACAACCGGCGCAACGGGATTCGAAAATTTCGCCATTCGATTTAGGGGATCAGTCTGTCTACTTCCAGGTGGTAGTTAGGCCACCTAACCAGGGGGTGGACTATGTCTGCCGTCACCAATTCGGGGCGGGTAGTTAGCCCAGCTTCCTACCCACCTCGACCTGTGGTTGACGGTTGCCATACCGGAAGCCGGATTCGTGAGTCCGACCCCCCCTGTCTCGCGACGGCAGTGGGTTATAACAACCTTGGAACTTCACAGTTTCCAAGGCTTTTCGATTGTCCGAATTGAATTCCGTTGTGCAGCAATGCAATACACAACACAGTGAAGGGAAGCACACACCATGTTTGATTACGAATCCGTTATGCCGGTCAAGATTCGGCACAACGAGTTTGAACTGGAATCCATTGGCACAGTGACTGTTTCGACAATCGCTCTGCCTCCCTGGTATGTGGACACCAAGGTCAAGTACGAGACGGCAGTCATCTGGGATGCCGTCAATGACCTGGACGATGGCTTTCGCATCATGCACGTCGGCTACGAGCAGCGTGCTGCGGAGGATGTTCACAGATACTGGTGTGACGCAACGCGATTGGCTGAACTGATCCATCACGCAGTCACCTCGCGGAGCAACTGATGGCTCGCAAGATGAATTCATTGTTTGCGAGACTGTATGGCCCACAAGGGAATCCGTGCTGCCTTGCCTGTCAGGATGAGGCGGTACGGCTTGGCCCTGTGCAGGGCTGTGACCTGCCTCCTAACCCTTTGGCGTGGAGGTGGAGCATGACTCCTGCTGAGTGGGCTGGTGAGCCGCCTCGTCGCGATCCCGACTAGGTGGTAGTGCATGCATTGGGCTGCAATGACTTTCAAAAGTTTTTGCTGTGGGTTCGACTCCCACCATGCACACGTTGATACCCCAACACCGTTGGGGTGCAACACAATTGGAAGGGAACCAATGAGAAACGATTTGAACATCCTGATGAACACCACCCATCTGTTGCGTCAGCAGCATGGCCTGTATTGCAGGCCGGTGCGTGACAACGGTGGCACTGGCGATCCGGTGCTGCTGGTGTGGAGTGCTGCTCATCGTGGCGAGGCTGACCTGGAGAATCCAGATCACCGAATTCGCTTGTCCGACAACGGGCATTGGTGGATTGACCACGAGTCAGGTCTTCATCTGATGACAGTCAAGGAAGGGCCAGTGAAGCTGGCTCTGGCTGTTGCCAACATGATCAAGTCGAAGGGAGGTGAATGAATGAGTAAGACTCCCAACGAAATTCAGTTCGATGCCGACTACCTGGTCTGCATGAACTGTGGTGACAAGTGCGATCCGTGTGATCGTTACGAGTTACAGGTTGACCACATCATCTACGTCACGCATGCCTCGCATCGTGTGAAGTTTGATGTGTGCGCTGACTGCTACCGGGATTTGTTCCCGTGGCGGTTGGACTGGATCGATTCGGCTGAGCCGCGTCGGGTCTAGTCATTGGGTGCTTGCATTGGGCTGCAACAACTTTCGGGTTGATTGCTCTGGGTTCGACTCCCAGTTGGCACACGTTGATGTCATACCAATCATGGTGTGGCGCAACATAATTGGAAGGGAAGATCATGGAGGAAGTCAGCGAAGATGCATTGATCTCTTTGCGTACAGCCCTTGACGATGTCAGGGAGATGTCGCGCAACGGGAACAGCGCAGACGAGCGTGAGGCGATCCAGTACCTGATCCGCAAAGCGGAAGCGTTGCTTGATGAGGTGGGTTACTGATGCGTGTAATCGTTTGTGTTGCAATGCTTTTGGCGTTTGTTTGTGCGCCGGTCAGTTCTGCTTCTCCGTGCCAGGGGGTGATGAACCAGAGTGGCTGTCAGCCTGCTCCGTGGAACGGGCAGTTGCAGGACACCTGGAATATCCCCGGCTACTACGGAGGGTGGACTAACGGCCCGGTGCAGTGCAATCCGGTAACAACCAGATGTGTTGGTTGGGCGCAGCCATGAGCGAAATGCTTTGGGGCGGTGCCCATATCGCGGATGTCCTGGGTGTTACTCCTGCGGCAGTTGCGAACTGGCGCAGACGTTACGATGGCACGCCGCCGCCGACGCATAGCGTCATCGATGGCATGCCGTTGTGGGATGCAAGAGGCTTAGAGGAGTGGATCAGGTGGCACGCACTGTTCCGTGATCGACTCCGCTAGCTGAACCGATTGGATTGCGGCAGTGCATGTTTCGCACTGTCGCTTTCTTGTTGGCTCAGATAGTCAACAGCAGTACCGCTCACCGCAAGCGGGTTCAATTGCGGCACACAATGAAGGGAAATCACCGTGGAGACAATCACTTTCGCCAATCTGGTCGAAAATGCTGTCGCTGGAGTCGAGTTGGCTCGCACCTCATGGAGGGGCGAAGAGGAGTTTGGTATCTGGACGGGTAAGACCGACACCCATAACTCTCTCGTTATGACCTACGTCTTCAACAGCAGCGCGAAGATGGTGCAACCAGTTCGCGCTGATCAAGAAACGGATTGGAGAATCCGTTTGGACAGCACCAACACTCCCATGACACTGACTGGTGTGAGCCAGTTGCTCGTGGAAGCTGTTGGCGCAGAACGGATCAGCTACCAAAGCGCGAATCGTAGGTGCTCTAACTTGGAAGATCAGTTCAACGCTTTCAAGCGAGATGCCCAGGATGCACTCGCTGAGTGGGCCGTCACCCATTTGGATGATGACGACAAGCGCAAAGAACTCAGCGAGGTGATGGAAGAGCTTGGCCTGGAAGGGATTAAGCGATCTTTCACTGCTGTCGTGAACGTCACCTACGTTGTTGAGGTCGAAGTCGAGGCAACGTCGGAAGACAATGCGCGAGAAGAGATCGACAACAACCTGTCGGATTACATCTACGACAAAATCGATATCTCGTACTACGAGGATTACAACATCGACAACATCGAAGAGGCGTAATCCGTTGTCCCACAACAACCCTTGAGTGTTGCTCGTCTGAGCAAGACTCACCCCCTCTGTAAATTGGGGGTATGACTGAGCGGGTTGTAGCACGGCACCGTGGTGACAGCACGGTGCCGTGTCCTGCTGGCTCAGTCGCCAGTTGCAGTACCCCCGGTGCAGGGTTTGCACCAAAACACAAGGAAGAGAAGGGAATCCACTAAAGTGGGTACACAAATCGCACGCGCAATCATTGGCAACACTGAGAAGCGCAACGGTTGGATCGGACAGACAGACGGGTCACTCCCGACGTTCCCTGGCCCGATCCCGGTAGGCGAAGTCGAGCGACTGCTGTTCAACTTCGAAGCGATCTCAGTTCCCACCGGGAACTTCATCCCGTGCAGCAAGAAGGATGCAGACATCTACATCCCGATTGGCAAGGACGGCGTGATGACTCCGGTGAAAGTTGTTGTGACACATGGTGCCCAAGGCATTGTGCGTTCCGACGATGGCACGGAACTGGGTAGGCACAAATCGTCCTACCGTATCCATGACTACAAGACGTGGCTCATTCGTTACATCTCAAATGTGTTGCAGGACACGCTAAGAGTCCTGTCGGCACTGACCCTGAAGAACGGCGCACAGGCTGCCGTCGAGATCGGTCTTGAGGAAACGATGCACGACGGCAGGAGCGGCCTGGATTTCTGGCCGTTCCTCCTCTGCACAACATCGATGGATGGCTCCATAGCTACTAGCTACAGTGCCTTCAATCGAATCCTGAAGTGCGACAACATGTTCACCGCACTGAAGGCAGAGGCACGGGCTGCTAACCGGCAGTTCAAGGTCAAGCACACGTCTCAGTCGATGTCCGTTGACACCATTTCCGGTGTGCGGCAGGCACTTTCAATTCTGGACAAGTCGGCCAATGACATGACCGACTACGTCCACGAGTTGTTGGGCATCAAGCTGTCGCGCCCCAAATGGATTGAGGTGCTGGACATCATCGAACCTCCCGCGCCGGAAGGTTCAACCAAGGCGAAGGTCACCAAGACCGAAAACCGTAGGGAGGCAATCGATGCCGTCTACATGTCCGATCCAATGTCGGAGCAGTGGAAGGGCACCGTGTTTGGTGCTGTGCAGGCTTTCAATACCTACCAGCATCACTACGCACCCGTTCGTTCGGTGTCGCGGTTGGAGCGGGTCTATGACCGCGCCATCCGTGGTGAATTCGCAGCCGCTGACAGCACCATGCTGACTGCGGTGGCGAAGGTTCTGGATCGTCCTGAACTGATCGCTATCGGCTAACGCCGGGGGTGCATGCATTGGGCTGCAACAGGATTCGTCCTGGTGCTGCGGGTTCGACTCCCGCCATGCACACGCTGTCCCAGCAATTCTGTTGGGGCACAACACAACACAAGGGAAGAGGACGTATGAGTGCAACTATCACCATCGAATTCGAAGATGGTAGAAAAGTGCAGTGGGTCACCAGCCGTGAACGCGGCGAGATGACGTGGATCGACCTGAACTTCAGAGTTGGCGATTGCTACAAAGAGCTTGAGCCGCTGGAGTTTTCGCCTCTCAATGGCATGAAGCGTGCCATTGTGGCTACCACGTCTGACTTCCACTACATCATCTTGGATGATGTGCTGGAGGGTGAGGTGAAGCTGTATCAGATGCCAGCTAACGAACTGTTGTGCCCGGTGAACATCAAGCGTGCCAACAGGTTTCGCCGTTTCTCTGAGGAGTTCGGTGATGAAGGGCCGCTGATTGGCTTGGCCGTGATGACTGCTGATGACTGGAATGTCGAGGCAAGTGGTTGGGGCACAAGCTATGTGGAATGACGATCACCAGTACAACTGGGCACTAGAAACTGGTGGCCGGTGGGATGTGGCAGACGATGATGCTGCCAACTACCACGATCTGTGCGGCTACTACCACACGCCTGGTTCGCTGAACTGCCCCATGATGCATTACACGGAAGGTGAATGACGTTGGAACACATGACGTTTGAGGAGTTAATCGATGAACTGAGTGCGGCCAATGGTTGGTTGCACAGAGCTTTACAGGAAGTCGAGGCAGCCACCAGGCTTGCCAGCAAGATCGGTGCAGTCATCAACGAGAGGTTCCCGAATGGTTAAGAACATTGGTGGCTATTCGGTAGCCCAGTTGCGCGTGATGCTGGATCAGCAGATGCGTGCAAAGAAGCAGAGGATCGAAACGCTGAAGCGCGAAATCAATTCTCGCGCAGTGCAATTGGCTGCGGCCATGACTGAGCTTGAAGAGCTTGAGCGTGCGGAGAACCTGCTGAACGAGTAACCGTGCTTGGCCGGTTGGGGGGAGAGCAGCATTGCTGTTCTCCCTTTTGCCTGCCAAGGCCAGCCGCGAGACTGTATCTCGCACAACACAATTGGGAAGGGAAAAATTATGCCCATGTTTGAAGACCACTACGAACCAGGTGGTGGCTGGGTTCCAGGTGTTGACTTCGACCCGTCTGATCAAGACGAGATGGAAGTCATGCAGGTTGTCTGGGAGCAGGAGAAGTATGACCGTATTGCACAGCTAGAGAGGGAGGTTGCCTCTCTGCGTGCTGCTCTCGCTGCCACGGTCAACGAGTGCAAGGAGTGCGAGAAGACTGCTATGTGCCTGGAGTACTGCGGCGAAATGTATTGCGGCTCTTGCCTTAACGAGATCAAGTACGAGGCACAGATGTACGCAAGGGATGCCGACTACATCTGGGGGAGCGGTGATGAGTAGCAAGCAATGCACTTGCGAGGCATGGAATCACACCTACGAACTGGATGGCGTAACGCGGTGCGTTCATAGCGAAAGCTGCGATTACTACGATGACTGACGAGGGTCTGATCTACGAGGTCTACGTCAATCGTCGCCGGATCGTTCCTGGTGTCGAGGTGTCAATTGTCAAGAAGCGCGGCAGGTTTCGTTTCATGCATGCGAACTTGACCAACGAGGGGAAGCTGGTGCTGAACTTCGTTGGTGGCCGGTCAGGCCACGAGTTGATGCGTTCGTTCTACCCTGATCAGGTACGTCAGGTTCACCGCAATACGCTGTTAAGGAGGTGAACGAAATGCTTTACTGCCCAACACCTTTCAAGCTACGTTTTGAATCACGGTGGGAGGCAAGGAAAGCGGCACTCGAAATCTCTGAGCGCATTGCTGACAAGCGTCGGACAGGCCGGGGCAAGGGTAAGCGTGTTACCAGGAGAACTCCTGCTATCTACGAATGCTCTTGTCGCGGTTATCATCTCGTGACGCGGAGGGGAATGCTTACTCAAAAGTAGTGTGCCCCAAGGGAATTGGAGAGAGAGACAGAGAAATCCCCCGCCCGGTGAGAACCGGATCGGGGGATTTTTCTTGTCTAAAATTAGTTAGTTAGTCTAACTAATTAAGGCTCTGACCTGCGAGTTTACTCCTCGTCGGAGTCCTCGTCGGCAGCGTCGGTAGTTGCCTCTTCAACAACTTCGACCGGCTCGTCGTCGGCAGCTTCGACCTCAGCTTCGACCGGCGCAGCTTCCTCGACGGGAGCCTCGACGGTATGGATGGCTTCCACCTCATCGACAGAAGCAGTCAACTGCTGAAGAGCCTGCTCCATCTTCGCGGTGTCCAGCGGCTTCTCGTTTGTCGCAAGGGAATCTCCCTGAAGCCTGCCGATCTCCTGAAGGATGACGGTGACAGCCTCGCGAATCTGGCTGTTCTGCTCAGAGACTCTCTCCGCGTATGCATCGAACACTTCTTGATTTGACATAACGATCCTTAATTGTCTTGTGATGCTGTGTGTTTCACGCAGCACGTCCCATATTACTAACCGTAGGAACTCAAGCGAATCGGTTGTATCACGCCTGAATCCCACTTACTTCTTGCCCTTCTTGGCCTTGTCCATCTTGGCATGCGTTGCAGGCCAGTAACCCAGAACGTCATGGTGCAGTTGGGCGCAGTAGCCCTCAGGGTCTTTCAGGTGCCGACTCAAATTCGTTACGCACCTTGAGAAGTCGCCCTCAGTTCCCCAATTTATTTTGGCTGCGCCCATTCCCCTCGACCAGTACCGCTTTAGCTGCTCAGTGTTCTTGACATCTTTTGGTGATGCCTCTTTACCGGCAACCATACGAATCCCCTTGCGGTAGTACTGATCTCAGGATGTCACTGCTTGGTGGGGAAGTCCGGTTTCTTCGCGCCAGACGGGGCGACGTGGCTGAAGCGGTGGTTGAGTTCAGCGTCGGTCTGCGGCTTGGGCTTGGCTGAAGTCTCGACGGGCTGAGTCACCTTGGCGAGAGCCTCGCCAGCCTCTTCCTTCTTCACGGTCATTGTTTCAGAATCCTCAGATCGTTTGGGGCACAGGGGATTTCCCTACTTTGATTGTACCAGTGGATTAGGAGAACCAGTCGCGTGACTGTGGGTGTTGTTGCGGCTTTTTCTTTTTCGCTCCGCGTCTTTGATTGCACACGAGATGGCAAGGGACGAGGTTGTTTACGTCATAGTTGAGTGGGTCATTCCACTCAAGCTGGTTGACCGGGATGATGTGATCCACTGTGGGAGACAGAGGATCAGGCCACTTCAGTTGCAGGTCAATGAATTCCCCGCACTCGTCGCATATCTGGTTGGCCCTAAGCACACGCTGTTTCGCTTTCTGAAAGCGAATTCCTTTGCGCCCTAGTGATCTTGGCCCGTTCTTTGAGGTTGTAGGCATTCTTGATCTTCCGATTCGAATTCGAAGTCATCACCGAAAATCCTTTTGGCCCAAAGGATGAACGGTTCTTTGCTCTGCTGCCTCAGCTTGCGGAGGTTTTCTTCGTACAGCTTGTACGAGGCTGACGATGGCGAGCCGCCGTTGGATGTGATCCATTCCAGGTTGTCGGCAGCGGTGTTGGTGATGTCGCCGTCGAGGTGCAGGATTCTCCACTTGTTCGATGAGGCAAGATCGCCTACTTCGTAAGGGCATCCGTGGAATGCGCGTGCCACTAGTAGTGAAACACGTTGTTCCCCAGCGAATGTGCCAGCAGATGTGGTGCTGGAGATGGAGACGATTGGGTGGCCGCGTGACTTGCCGCGATCAGTGACGCGGGGGAGCAGCGTCTTACCGGCAATGCGCCGAACCTTGACTGTTCCGTTCTTGGCTAAGACTTTGACTTCGTATGGGAGAGAACGGATTTCTCCATGAGAAGATGCTTCGAAGCGAGGCGGTAGGCCGGGTATCTTCTGCCATTCCGTCACTGTGACAAAACTCCCTCTTGGTATCTAACACGTTGCAGCGCAACAAAAGACTTCTTGAGGCTACTCAGGTATGTCAGACCACCCGGCGAGAACAGATCGTCGGCAACTGCCAATTGTGTTGCGTAGGTGTGTGCTTCAGGCAATGTGTCGAACACGTCCTGCCATGAGTTGTGGTCATACACACGCCACTTGCGATCAACCTTGCGAATGCTCCAGCGGTTGCCCATCATCAGCGGCCTTCTTCGATCCAGTAAGCCTCAAGTACTTTGATGATCGCCTTGGTGATGTCTGGAATCCCTTGTATCTCACCAAGAACCGGATCGACGTACACGGATTCCATTGTGCCGGGTTCGATTTCATCGTCCATGAACTGACGGTCGATCTCGTGCCAGAAGACTTCCTCCAACTCAGAGATGAGCGGGTAATCCTCAACGCGCACTTTGGGATTCGTCACAGCGATACTCCATCTGTCGATGCGATTGACTTTGCTTCCCTGCCCCACTTACCGCAGTCCTGGCACTGGAAGCGTCGGTACGTTCTGGTGGAAGTTACTGCGGTTCCACGGAATTGGACGTGGTCTGAGGCGCAGTTGGGGCAGAATGGGCCGACTCCATCTTGGTACGCTCCGACGTTCATTCCGCTGCACCAGGGGAGCATGAGGTGGTACAACTCTTCCGTGAGTTCCACGTCTCGCATGTTGTACTCAGCCATGAGATGCCTTGCTTCCCATAGCTCTTCGCCTTTTGAGTAGCGGAGCTTGCGCCAGAGGTCGCCGCCGCCGGTATCCATTTTGCCCTTGCGGTCCAACAGCTTTGCTACTTCAGCCATGCGGTTGGACATGAATGCGAAGTTGCGCTTGGCCTGCAACATGAGGTCGATGTCTTTGTGCGGGGCAGGCGGCGGTAGCTCGTGGACGATCATCTCCGTGCGGAGGTGCGGGATGTCGAATCTCTTTGAGTTCCAGCCGATTACATAGTCGGCCTTTTCGAGAACGTCATGGGCTTTCTTCACCATTGCCTTTGGGCCTTTGTCCCATTCGGCGTGGAAGAGTGTCTCGTCGCCGCCCAGCCACTTGTATGCAAAGCAGATTGTGCGTGGCCGTTCAACAACCTGTCCTGGGTGCAGCCATCCGTTCTGGCGCAGTTCCCAAATGCCGTCTGCCACACCGGCTTGCCGCTCAATGTCGAGGACGGCGATCTTTGCTTTCATGCAAGAAAGCTTATCGCGATCCGTTGCAAGTAGTGGCGGGACGAAAAGGCTTGGTGTATAGGGTCATAACGCTGAGGTATCGCGTTGACCAGATGTAGTGCTGTTACGCCAACTGCCATGTAGCACAAGGCTTTTCCTGGGTGACGTTCCAGCCAACTGTCCATTGCTTCAGACAGTGTCTCGCCGGGTGGTGCCAGTAGTTCAACTACTGCAAGATAAATCCCCAGTCCCACCCATGCTTGGTTCCCGTATCGCATTGGCACCCTTGCCTTCTCGCACATGAGAGCCGGGACAGTAGATACCGTTCTGGAAGCCGTGCCATTCCTTACTACAGTTTGGGCACGGAACCCATCCGGTACTCCCGTATGGCCCTCTCTTCAGTGACGCATCGACCAGGTCATCGATGTTGTCGCGATATGGAGAACCCCCCGGTCGGCTCGCGGGAGACTGCGGCAGATCAGACCGGGGGGTGAGCGCGGGAGAGTCCTCAACCGCGCTGGCTTCCTCCGGTTTAATTCTATCATTCATATTGCTACACAACGCTTTTCGGTGCGTAGACTATTGGGTGGCTGCACGCCACGGCGTTTGACAGCGTCCTATCTGGGATGAGTACGGTGCCGCGAATTGGATCGACATACACAGTCTTCCAAGAGTTTTCGTCTACCTTGATGTAGACGGCTATGGTCCCGAACTGATCGCAGACCCGCACGGTTCCCACGTCATCGAACTGGCCTTCTTCTCTGATCGACTCGTAGTCCATCACTTACCCTTCTCGCTAATTCCGAACAGCCCGTACACTTCTCGCTTCATCGTGTTGAACCACGTTGCGCTGCGCCCGATTCGCTGGGCGAGCTTGGTGCTGACCTCAGCAGGGTTGGCAATGATCATGTCCAGCACCATCAGGTACTCGTCGCGGCGTTCGCTGTAAGAGGTTTCCTGGGATAGCTTTTCGCGGCACTGTGTGGCCGCTTCACGGCGTGCGTGGTACTTGCGGTCGATATGTGGTGCGGCAGAGATGATTCCGTTGCTCTCACGCATGCTCTTGACGGTGTTACGGCCACCCTTGAGTCGCATCCAGGTGGCCTGGTATCGCTTGCGTTCTGCCGGTGTCATTCCTCCCCATATGCCGTATTCCTCACGGGCCAGCATGGCTGTGTCGAGGCATTCGGCAGCAACGGGACATCCCATGCAAATGAGTTTTGCCTGTTCTTCTACGAGCGGATCATCTTCGCTGTCATCGAAGAAGAGGTCAGGGTTCACGGTGCTGCATGGTGCGCCGATACGCCAGTCCGGTTCTTCTCCAGCAACTGCTACGTCGAAGTCGCTGAAGGCATGGTTAATCGTCAATTGTGTTGCTTCCCTTCGTAACTGGTGTCTTCGTGATAAGAGCAACCAGGTCTTCTACTGTGCAGCTAACCCATTGCTTCATGGGATCGGTTGTACCTACTCGCTTGTGTACAACCAGGCCGACGAGCGCACGAGCATTAGCCGCTTGAACTCTAGCTTGTTCAGTCCAAGATGGAAGTGCCAATCTAGCAACGTCTTTAGCTTGTATAACGATTGGGTGTGTGTCGATGGTCACATTGATAATGTCTCCCTTATCAACACTTCCCCAGCGCGGGGCACGCTCAATCGTGTTGTCGCCCAACGCTTCTCGCAGACCCTTGGCGATCAGTGATTCGAAAGCCGTGCCAGCTTTCTTGGCTGACTGTCTATTACGGGCCACTGCTAGCTCCCTGCTCGCGTGTCATTTTATGACGCTGACGTAATAACCGCAGCTAGCGTGGCGAATCGCCTTGTTTGCCAATTCAATTCGCTAAGACTCCGCTTGCTCCTGCTAGCGCGGCTACACATCCTCGCCCCGCTGCTGACTCTCTTCTTCTACCGACTCGTACAACTTCATGCGTAGTTCCCTGGCCTGCCGCTTGTCTTCGTCATGGCCCGGTATCCATACACCACAAACCCATACGCCGCTCTCGCTGCCCTCGAAAGCCCAACGGGCACACTCAGGTCGAACCCGGCACTCCAGGCACACTGCCCACACATGCAGAGAGTCAGCGACTGGCCCAGCATCGTCACGCACGGGAGGCAGCGTGTGATCGACAGAGCCGAAACATGCTGCGTATTCAAACCATTCATCCTTGCGTGACCAAAACTTCATGGAATGCAGCAGCCGTCGCAACCATGTACGGCTTGCGCCATATCGTTTATCTCCCGCCAGTACGGGTACTGATCTGGATCGGGATGCCCAATCCCATGCTCACAGATGCGTTCGAATATCGAACGGTCACTGCGCCAATGCAGAGGCCACCACTGCATGTGATGCGCCGTGCGGTGATGGATCACGCAGCCCTGTAGGCAAATGGCTTGCAACTCATGGGTATTCGAAAACTTCAACCACTGCACCGGAATCGCGATCTTACTCACCTCCAGTTCCTCCACACTCCGCATGACGAGCAGGACTCGCTGCCGCAGAAGGAAACCCACGATCCACCGCAGCGAAACGTGTGCCACATCCGCAGCTTCAGCCAGTACAGCATCTCTACTCCATTCCGCTATAAGCGTGGACGTTGTCGAACCGCTGAAAGTCAAACCGCTCAATGAGTTTCAGCGTTCCCTCCGTGCCCTGCCGGTTCTTCACCACCGTCAGGTTCATCATGGGAATCTTCGACTCCTCACCGTTATCGTCCGGTGGACGGGAAAGGATGAAGGCAGCGTCTGCTGTCTGTTCGATGCCGCCAGACTCGCGGAAGTCGGCTTTCGTTGGGAGCCTTGGCCTTCCACCGTGATCTTCGATGTTGCGATTCAGTTGGGCGCAGACAACTACGGCGCAATCCAGGTTCCTTGCAATGGCTCTCGCCCTCTTAGCCATGTGGTCAACACGCTGGACGCGGGACTCGCCGGAACTAGGAGACTCCTCCATCAGTTGGAGGTAGTCAATCAACACAAGATCAAGTCCCTTGCGCTGCTTGTGGATTCGCGCCCTCTGAGTGATCTCTTCGATGTTGAGATCGGGTGTGTCGTCCACTTCGATCCGTAGCTCTGCGCTGGCCGCAACCCAGGTGCTGATCTTGCCTGACGATTCAGCAGTCAGCCTCTTCGCCGTGATCTCCGTGTAGGGAACCCTTGCGCCGCAAGCCAATATGCGGCCCATCAAGTCTTCCTTCGATAGTTCCAGTGAGAAGAACAACACCCGCTGGTGTGACAGTGCGGCATACAGACCTAGCTGTGCAGCCAACACTGTCTTGCCGCAACCTGGCCGTGCGCCAACCACATACAGACGCTGACGCTGCAACCCACCTGTCAGCTTGTCATTGACTGCAAGCCAAGGTGTTTCGATGGAAGGCCGGTCATCGTTCTGCGCTGCCGTCCACGCCTCGTACAGGCCGGGGAAATCGATGGCCTCGTGGGAACGCTCCTCATCGACGTTGTCGAGGAACTGGCGCACCGACTCCAATGCCATGTCAACGTCATCAGGATCGGCATCAATGCCCTGGCACTTGATGCCAAACTCATTGACCTTCCTGATCTTCCACTTGTCTTGGATGATCTTGGAATAGGTGCCGACGTTGTTCAGTGCCAGCGGAGCTTCCAGCAGCGTGCCCAAATAGCTTGCGCCGCCGATCTTCTGGAGTTCCTTTATCTTCTCCAGCTTGGCGAAAACCGTTGCCGCGTCGATGGCCTCGCCATCGTTGTACATCTGCTGGATTGTGTTGAATAGCTTCTCGTGAACGGGCCGGTAGAAGTGTTCCGGCTTCAACCCGCCCAGGTCTGCGAACGCTGTTGCGTTGTGAAGCAAGGCTCCAATTACTGATTGCTCTGCGAGAGCATCGTGGGCTGGCTCTCTTCTTCCCGGCAAATTACTTGCTCCTCAACGATTTTGGATATCCAAGCCCGTGCCGTTTCCTGATACCACAGCTTGATTGCCTTGGGATCAGTCATTTCGTCCGGTGGATATTGCTTGTCGAACGTGACGTGGTAACGGTTTTCAACCGCCTTGACGTTCGCTGTGCGCCAGCACTCCCTGAGCCATTCCTTCTCTGCCTCAAGCTGATTGGTGAACAGGTCTGCGTCGTCATAGCGACCCTGCTTCAGCCAAGAGTGCGGCGAGGGAACGTACTTCAGATCATTCGGGTCAACAGTGAGCGCATAAGCTCGTGCCTTCTTGATCAAATGGTCTGGGTCAGCACCTTTTTCGACCACTTCACTGAAGACCCGCTCCGCTTCTGTCGGCGCGATCTTTTTGGGGTATGCCTTCCAGAACAGATCGAAGGCTGCCCGGTTCTTCTTTCGCGCCTCACCGGAGGTGAGTGTCACCAACCCGGCTCGTCGTCGGCACCGCCGGTCGATGCGGCTGCGAGAGGAGCGACGGCGACGAAGCGCAGCGTCGGCCCGATCTCTTCGATGTCGAGTTCGAAGCTGGTGCGCTTCTGGCCGTCCTTCTCCCACGAGCGCATGCGGAGCTTGCCGGTGGCAATCACCTTGTCGCCCTTGCGAAGTGAGTTCGCCACGTTCTCTGCGTACTCACGCCAGACGGTGCCACGGAGGTAGGTCGGATCGCCGTTCTCGTAGGACTGCGTGTCCTTGTTGTACTTGCGCTCGTTGCACGCAATGTTCACCGTGGCGACGAACAAACCTGAAGGGAGAGCTTTGATTTCGGGATCACCAGTCAGCGTCCCAACGATTGTGGTCTGCGGAAGTCCAGTCAATTTCTTGTGTCTCTCTGTGCTTGTCGTGTGTTGGTTGTGCAGTACTAGTGTATGACGGTTCGTTGCAACTCAAACCGCAGGTCAGCCGCCTGTGGAGGAGGATTGGAACGTCGGCTGGGTCGAGCCATTGCGGGACGTGGAAACCTTCTCGTTCAGCCTCGCGAGGGTGTGTAGTGACCCAACCATGACAGCCTCGTACACCGTCGCCGCACAGGTAAACGATGTTCGCACAAGACCATTCACCACCGGCACTCCTGTTCTTTCGGTGGTGATACGAGTGACCGCCCATGCCGCACCGTTCACACAGACCACCGCTGCGTTCGTAAACCATTTTGCGGCAACGCTTTTCACTGAGTCTCACTTCCAGATGTATGTCTTTTTCAGTTCAAGCCAATCGGTACTCAGTTCACTGACTGGGATGAACCATGCTCCCGGCCTGTTGCCGTAGTACTTAATCCACTTGTCTGAGACAACGTGTTTACCTACAGCCCAGCCGCGTACCCAGAAGTGTGGTGCGGTGCCGGTCACCAGGATGAAGATTTTGTCTAAGTCTTCGTTGTTACGGATAAGCAGATCGTAGGAATGGTTAGACCTAGTCTTCACTTCGATGTTGGGCTTGAGGTCTTCTCCAAACGTGCCAACCGATCCCGTCCAGCAGACGTTGAGAAACCTTGCGGCAGCGTATTCTCCGCACGCACCCTCGACGTGATTACCCCAACCGTCTTGTTCGGACATGCCGCCGCGAGCAACCCTCTGGTTGATGCGTGCGCTGGCCTGCCGACGCATACCGACGAAGGCTGCGTTCTCTAATTCGTAGTCTGCCAACGTGATTCGCGGATTAGACATGAACACCAAGGCATTGGCACTGGATAGCTGAGTGGACAAGCTGCGGGTACTGGTCACAGCAGACGAGTGATGTGCAACCGAATTCGTCGTGCTGAAAATCTGGGTGACTGCATGTGCAGTCGATCACTGAATCACCTTCCTACAGACCGGGCATCATGGCAGGGCCACCATCTTCGCCCACCACTAAATCCATGCACTTGTACGGCACCCATTTTCGCGGGAAGCGGAAGCCATGTTCCTTAAACCACAACACATCCCACTCAGGTGTCGCGGTGACCCAGATGTACTGGCCGGAGTCTTCTCCAGTCACAATGCCCGACGTGCATTGCTGCCTGTCGTCAATGTCGAACGCTTCCATCCAGTCATTCATGTACTTCTTGAACCAAGGCCCAGGTGTAACGATGAAGTCACGCAACGGTTTCGGCTTCTTGTCGTGTTTTATCCAATTAAACAGTCCCATCGTCCCTCATCTCGCTGGCCCAACGGTTGAAGTCAGCGTCCAGTTCCCTTGACTTAACGTGACGCTCCTCCAACCAGGCAACGAGTGAATCGGTTGCTGCTTCAGTGAAGAGCTTGATCTGATCTTTGGTGAATCCCTGGCCGGTGAGGTGCTTGTCCCGCGAAACCGTATACGCCGCAACAACTTGCTGCATGTTCGTCGTCGGGTAGTCAGTTGTTGTTTCGATGACGTGGATCACCGTACACATGGCGACGTGCAGTAGCTCAGAGTACTTCAGTGGGATCGTCGGCTCACTCACTTCTGAAGTCCTCTTCCAGCTTGCGGAACAGATCACGCTCAGCCTGTTCCCTTGCGGTGGACTGGTTTTCGTTCATCCTTTGCGCTGTTGCACGAGAGATTCCGTTAGCTTCCCGCACCGCGTCGGCACCGTATTCCGCGTACAGCCACTGGGCAATGTATACGTTGTAGCTGTTCAGCCAAGCCCTTACCGATTCGCGGTCTTTCTCGTTCAAAGCTTCACTGCGAGCAAGGAATTCAAGCTGCAAGCGTGGAGCGTCGGCCAGCCGCCACGGAAGCATCAGATCGTCGGGCTTGCCGCCCTTGGGCTTTGGGCTGAGCGGAGGTGGGATGTCGTCGTCACTCATGCGCCATACCTTCCGTTCATGCTGTTGTACTCCAGCATCACATTCTTGTTGCGAACCATCAGCGTTGTCAGATGGTCATGCAGGTACTGGTTGCGTGACTGCACAAGATCGTAGGCAGCGTCAAACACCATCACTGCGTCTGGGAGTTCGAGTTTCGTTGGCACCCAATGCATGTCAACCATGATATCCCATCCACCATTGAGTACGCCGTGAGCTTTGGCCTTGGTGGCGGGACCGGAGAAGCGCATCTCTTCCATCTTCTGGTCGATCTCCAGCCGGTGCCGCCAGTAGTCTCGCTGCGCTTTGAACCATACGCACATCTCGCTGTACTGCTTGATCTTGTCGTCCGTTTCGATAAGCAGGTTATTGATCTCGTTAGGAGTTGTCATTGATCTCCCAATCGCTAACGTAGCGAATAACTTTCAGCGTTCCATGTTCCACATGAAGATGCAGTTCTTTCATCACCGCGTCGGCTGCGTCGAGCGCCCACAGCGAGGGCATGTCGTGGTGCTGGCATTCGTCGCAGCACTTCACGCCGTCCATGCGGTGGATGACCTGGGCGATACGGGTGCGGAGGTCACTCATCGTCGGACAGCTTGTTCTTGATGATTGCCCTAACTCTGCAACCTGTTGCGGCGCAAGGTACTCCAACCTCCAGCTTCTCCATCACAGCAGCCGCCACCTCCATGCACCTGTACTCAGGGAGGTTGGTGCTGTCATAGATCGCCTGGAAGACGATGTCGATCATCATGCGATCTCATCAATCATGCCGCACTCCAACGCTTCCTGCGAGGACAGCCACCAGTCACGCCCAAAGGCCAGTTGGCCCTTGTAGTAGTCGCGCTCCTTCCCACCTCGCTCAGTGAGGATGTTGAGGAAGTTCTCCGTCCACGATTCAGCTTGCGCCAGTTCATCTTTCACACGCTGCATCGTCGCGTCCTCAAAGGACAGCAGCGGCTGATGGGACATGATGTAGTCCATCACTCCAGCGGAACGGTGATCACCGGCCTGCAAGATCAGCGAGGCGCACGAGGCTGCCTGACCGCGCACCTTCGTCATCACATAGTGGCTGCCGCCACAACGCTCGCTGTAGGCGGCGATCTCGCTGTAAATCGCTGTGCCAGCTTCCATATCACCACCCTCGCTGTTGATGACGATCTCCCACACATCAGTGGTGTCCTCGTTGTCCTTGTCCCACAGCGCAGCAATGAAGGCGGCTGCGAACTCAGCATCGATGTAGCCAAAGATGTTGAACCGCTGGATATTCAGATACTGAATATCCTCTTCTTCTTGATCTTCGAACAGTTCGATCACAGTTGGAACTCCACGGGCTTGCCCTTCACTGACTGGAAGAAGGCGATCATGTTGGACAGATCGTTGTTGAGCTTGGCGGCACGCATACCGACGTTGAGGTCAACCCAATAGAACTTGACCTCAGGGTCTTTCGCCGCGAGAGGGTAGTGAACCAGCACTCCCCAATCGGTATTCATGTTGGGGTGCAACGGAGTACGGGTGTTCGTCTCCTGCTCGTACCGCTGGCCCTTACCGTAACCGGCCAACTGTGCGAACATCCCAGCCGGGTAGTGGTAGTCCCACTTGCCGGTCTTCAGGTCACCGGCAACAACCCACGGCTCAAACAGCGGGAAGCCGTATGGCCCAATGGTTCCCACCGGAATCTCCATGAGGTAGTCGATGGAACCGGCACGCTCCAGTTCATCGTTCACGATGAGGATTTCCTGGTGCAGGAACTTCACGTTGGCGACACGCTCTGCGTAATGCTTAAGCGGCTCAACAAGTTCGTCACGGACGATGGTCGGTGTCTGCCCCTTGTTGACCAGTTCACCAAGCTTGTGGAACTCAGTTCCCCTGGAGGAAGCAGAGTTTGAACCGGCCAACTCAGCGGCCTTGTCCACCGCTTCCAACAGACGCTTCTTGCCGGAACGCCAGCCGCCGTCATCCCCGGCGTAGTACGGATCGCCGTTGTATTCGTTGATGAGAGTGGCAATTTCGGCCTGCACCGTCTTCGACATCACAGTGCCGATAGCAGCCATAGCACCCTTGAAGTTGGCTAGTCCTTCGCCGCCGCCCTTCAGGTTCTCACCGGCCTTGCTGGTACGTCCGTAACCCTTCACGTCGGACTGATCCGGCTTGAAGTAACGCTTCTGGTTCTTGGCCGTAACCCATTCTCCCGTCATGGGTTCCGCACCCGGCGGGGAGATCAGAACCTGACCACGGTAGTTCCGCTTCACCTGGTAGTCAGTCATCTTCGTACTCCTTGTAGCGAGAATCGTTGGCGCAGTAGCAGCCTTCCATTCCGCACTTCCACAGCGGAGATGATGTCAGGGAAGCGACACGGGCCTCGCGCTCGCTTTCGATCATGCGGTTGTAGTCGAGCAGCTTCTTGCCTGCATCGACACGTCCCTGCTCGTAGCCCTTGCGCCACTCGTCGTGGCTGCGGGTAACCCAGACCATGAAGCCGACGAGGACGAAAACCGCTACGGCAGAAGACGTTCCCCACGACGGCTCAACGATCCCGGCCACGGACAACAGGAACCCTACGAGGAGCAGTGCCTGCCCGATCTCCTTGCCGCTCAAGGCTTCATCTCCTTGGCGACGGCAGCCTCAGTGAGGAAGTCGGCCATCTCAGTGATCTGCTCGTTGGATGCCTTGGCGAGATCGACACCGTACTTCTTCTTGCACAGGGAATCGACATCGTCCTTTGCCTTGCCGGTGCGCTTCGCGGCGGCAACCAGACGTGCCATCTCCGCGTTGTTCTGCGGAAGCGACTTGGCTTGCGGCGCAACGATGGTGGCAATGTTGCCGTCGTCGTCGTCCTCGTCGGTCACCAGACCCAGCACGGAAGACCAGCCGTAGCGGCGCAGGTAGGTGATGCCCGAACCCTGCGCTTGCGGATCGTTCTTCGCCAGAGCGAGAACCGTTGTCTCCACGATGTATTGACCGGACAGGTGAGCCAGCCAGGTAGTCAGACCGGGCCTGCCGTCAACGCTGGCCGGGAACTGGATGATCGTTAACCCGTTCTGGGTCAACACATCTGCGGTGGCTTCCTGCACAGCCTTGAGGGTGGCGAACTTGCTCTTGAAGTGCGGGTTGTAGCCGTCCTTCTTCACGGACGGGAACTGCGCCTTCGCGACGATCAGTGCCGGGAGAAGCTTGTCGAGCGACTCCGAATGCTCCCTGCTGCTTTCCGTATTCACTTGGCCCACTTCCCTTTCAGCATTGCTGCGTTCATCTTTCCCTGGTTCTTGATGGCAGTGTCGAAGAGAGCGACCAGTTCCTCATGCGAGGCGCGGATGGTGAAGTCGCCCAACGATTTAGCATCAGCCGGGAGAGCGGAGGTGAGAGCGTGGTGTGCAGCCCACCACGCGATTGCGTGGTCTTTCGGTGCGGCCAGCCTGGTTGCGTCGTCCATGACGCTGTAGACGGCGGTATCGCCTTCGTTGACGAGGCGGCGTGCGATCTGGAGCGAAGCCAGCACGCCGTCAGGATCACTCGTTGCTTTGACTCCCAGCTTGCGCTTGAGTCTCTGGATTCGTTTGGTCACAAACATATTGTGCCTCAATCTGTTCCATCTCATGCGCCCTTCCGTGCCAGGGTTCGACCGTGTTGGAGCATCCGTAGTTGACACACCAAATGCGTTGGCACGCAACACATTTCATCATTTGCGAACCCAACTGTTGTCGGCTGTAGAGGAGTACGGCCAGGGTGATCCACCGAAAGCTGAGAGAGATTCGCAGATGTATCTGCGCTCCTTCGCTGGGGAACCAACCATCTTTGTAATACCCAGCCGTCTAGCATCGTCATCGAACTGCCGCAACGTCAAAGCCACTGCGACCCTTGCCTCTAACATGTCTGCGTAATACCCCATAAGCAATACATTCTTGCGTAAGTGGCACTCAAGCTGCGACGGGAGTATTGCCCAGATAAAAGGGACACCCCCCGGCCACGACACCGGGGGGTGGCGCACACGCTGCAACGGTGCGGCAGCTAACTCAGGTCGGGAAGGGAAGTCCGTACCCTGCGTAGCGTCCCGCATCAAGGATACCCTCAATCGTTGCAACGAAACCAATTGATACACAGGTACTTTTACCTGTACATGCTTTAAAAGTCGCCTGCCCGTGTCGGTTACGTCCAAAGAAGTCTTGCGCCCCTAGGGGTCGGGGCACGCACTCAACCGCGAACTCTTGCGACTACTCAGGCACCGATATGGATAGTCCTCGCGTGATGATCTGAAAGGTAGGTGAAACATGAAATCCACACTGCGGCCAGAGGTTTCACCAAAGGCAGCCGCCACCACAGCGACCACACTCGCGCATGTTCAGCAGCCTCCACATGCTCTGCCTACTAACGCGGAACCACAGCCCATCTGAAGGGCGACACTGGCCTGGGTGGCTAAACCCGGCTGACCCCCAAGCTGGAGGAACTTGAACACAGTTCTACCACCAACTGTTGCAACTACGAGTTGCAACGATCCGTGGGAGAATGATGCCGGAACCTGGAAGGAAAATCTTGAAGACCTACCAGCGCAACGCAATTCAAGTAGAAGCAATGCAAGTCAAACGGCCATTTCGCAACGTGTCGCGTGCCTTTCCTCGCTCTCACCAAACAGACCGGCCATCCGGCAGACTCCACTACATCCGGCTCATCGACGCGCCGGAAGGGAGAAACAGAGCGCATGAAGGAGACTGGATAATCCGGTATCCCAGCGGGAAAGTCGAAGTGATCACAGATGGAGAATTCGCGGAGCAGTTCGAAGAAGCCACTGGAGAAACCTGACATACCCAGAGCGGCAAGCGAATACAAGCCAGAGCCGATTAAGCATTGGACTGAACTCCCCCGTCCTGAAGCCAATCGCTAAATCGGCCCAAAGAGAAACCCCCCCAGCGAAACATGCAGGGGGGGTTTCCTTTTGCGCTGGCTAAGCTACTGCGGCAGTCTCAGACACTTCAGCGGCCAGTTCATCGATGGAGTCGGACGAGTAGCCCTCCCACACATCATCCCAGTCATCGATCAGAACCACGGGAGCGGTAACGAAACCAAGCTCCCGAACCTTCTCTGCCAGAACAGGATTCTGGTCAAGACGAACTTCATCGAACGCAATGCCTCGTCGCTTCATGTGAATCTTTGTGGTGAGACACAGATGACAACCGGGGCCGGTGGTGAAAACGGTAACTGACATAGCTCCTATCCTATCGAAAATCGTTGCAGCACAAAGCAAACTGATGATGTTTTGAAAACATCAAAACATCACCAGCTTGAGCGGGAAGCTACTTCCCAAATTTTAGAGAGTCGATTACCTGCTGAGTCAACGGGCCAACAATCGGCACGCTACCCAGCGCACCGCTGACAGCATCCTGAAGCTTCCGCATCTCGTCGGCAGCGTTCTCTGCCTGAGCTACCGTCGCCTGGATACCAGTGATCGCCTGCTCTGCCGGTGTGAGAGAAGGCTTGTCGGAGAACACGCCATCCTTACGCTGCTTCGAAACCACAGCGGTAGCCGTAGCCGTAGCACCAACACCAAGCAGGCCCAGCAGGGCAGTCACGGTGTTAGACAACGCTGTTGCCGCCTCACCGGAGATTCCGTTCCACACAGAGAACAGTGTGATCAGGCCGGTAGCGATAGTGCCGACAAGGTAAGCGGTCTGGCGAAACTTTGAATTCATCTGCGATCAAACACCTTTCAGGAAGTCGGTCAACACAGAAGGTCTGGTTGACTCGACATGGGACAGAATCTTTCTCGCCAGGTACACGTCATCTGATCGATCCGAAACATCAAGGCCAGCAATAGCTGACAGAAGCGACAAGCAATCCCTGTCACCCAACTCAGCAAGAGTCTTGAGTACCACAACATTTGGACGAACCTTGATGCTCGTATCAACAGTCGGAACAACCGGCGGCACCGGATTCGGCTGAGGCACTGGAGCAGGAGGAGGAGTCGGCTCTGGCTTCTTTACCAAACTGCCATAAAGCTTTTCAGCTTCCGCATACTTCTCGTCATAGCGAGACGGGAACGCAGACCGCTGAACAGCCTGCGCCCACGATCCAGGCGACTTCGACGTATCGTTGTACGGCAGTTTTGACAAAGCGTTGTAAAACATTGCGGCAGAACGTGATGCGTCCATTCTGTCTGCAATAGTTCCCCACCACTGCGCCCTCTGCTGGAACAGGCCGGTGGAGTTGAAGTCGGAAGATATTGCGTCATAAGGAAAGTTCAAGCTTTCTGGATCACCGTTGTTCGCATACATGCGGAGGTTCGACTCCACCAACGCTGTAGCCAAAGCTATCGTGATACCACGCTCAGTCATCACAGGATGATCAAGCTTACCCTCACCGGAACGGGCACGCTGCCCCTCGCTGATGATCGCAGCCGCATACTGATCGCGAGAAAGAGTTTCTTTTTTCGGTTGCGCGGCAACAACATTCGCGTAGCAGTAACCCTTTGGCGGGATCAAAGAAGACGCAGAACCCTGACCATCATGGGGAACCCAGTACCCGAACGGTTTAAAACCTGGGTCTGGTATCCAGTAAGCGCGACCGTCATTGTCGGAGTAACCCATACAGGCCACATAGTGGAACACAGTATTGTTGCCGTACCACGGCTGCTCTGAACCCTTGATTGCACGCGGCCTGTTACCAGGCGGCGAAACCCAGTTCATAATAACGCCGTACCCTGCATCAATTGACTGAGTTACGTTGCGCCACAACGCATCTTTCTGCGCCTGAGTTGGAGGATCGCTCTCAAGGTAGACGCTGGTGTACCTGGCATTCGGAAGCCTGCGGTCTAAATAATTTTCGATCAGGCCGACGAAATCTGTTCCATCTTCATCTGTTCCGATCTCGCGAATGAGATCATTCTCCGAAACTTGAATTCCCAAGCCAGATAACAGAACCTGAGTAGAAGCTGGGCCGCAATCCCAGTAACGCTCTTGCGGCACAATGGATTTGTCATACGGGAGAATCTTCTCAGTCATTTAAGGCGCATCACCAATCAGCCAATCGGACACCTGAACACCGGCCTCAAGCACGTCACCCTTGAACGAGAAGCCTACATACCGTTCTCCCAGACCATGATCCACAAGATTTGTTGAATCAGTCCACTGAACCTTGACAGTTGTTCCCTGCCACAGCGTGTAGGTATTGGAGAATGGGTTGTACTCCGCTGTGTAGTAACTGTTGTTCTCAGTGTCGCCAGGATTACTTACCTTCACCGTGTAGGTAATCGGGCCGCTGCCAACAACAACCGACAACTCGTCCTGCGCCCAGCCACCAAGGAATCCGCTAGCACCGGCACCCCACACCTGACGATGCCTGAACCCAACCCAGTTCGTCATGTCATAGTTCGAACAGATAACAGAAAACAGATCACCGTTCGAATAGATGCCGCTACGAATTGTGGTGTACGTCAACCGAACTGCGTCAGTACGCAGCGGTGCATACCACAGCATCGAAGCCTTACCGTAGATCGAAAGCGTGCCGCCAACAATCGAACCAGCACCACAAGCATTCGGAAGGCTACGAGCAGAGTTATCGTAAACCGTTGGCAGGCCATTTAATACACGCCATGCTGGGTCAGACAGATAGCCTGGAGTTCCGAACGAGTACTGATAACGCGCACCGTCATACTCAGAAGACAGCGGCGGCGCATCTGGGTACGGAGCCTCGTTGCGAATCACAAGCCCTTGTGACAGAAGACGATTCACACCACTGATCGTCGCAAACAACTGCCAGTTAGAACCACGGGCAATCGCATCCGCATCACTCGACGGCTGATCGAAGGTGATCGTCCCGGCAGACACCGCAACAGTCCCAACCCACGTCGCCAACGTCTGGCCGTAGCTATTGGTAAACACCAGAGTCGCAGTAGTGCCAGCAGGGAAAGACTTATTGCCACCAAGCGAATACACCCACGTCGCCTGGTTACCGCGATTCAGATCGATGACACGATTGTTTTCAACCTTAGTGTTAGGCAGCCAAGAAGTTGTCATCACCCATCCAAACGATCATCGATGTTAGAGAAACGCCGGTCATACTCCGAACGTATATCAGAAATATTGCTACGCCTGCGCTCTTCCTCGTCGGAAAGCTCACGGCGCAAATGACTTACGTCCTTAGTGATCGCATGACGAAAGTTCGCCAAGTCATCACCAAGAATGGCAATGGCCTGCAAAGCCTTGTCTAGATCATCACGCAGCGCACTCGTATGACCGTTTACCACTTGATCCTTGATGGCCTTGATCCCCTTGTTTCCTCGTATCGAAATCCATGACGGCACAACAGCAATCGCCAACATAAATAAGGCAACAAGGACATGATCAAGTATGTCCATCCAGTTCTCTGGATTGGGCCATTCGGTGATGTTCATGGGGCAAGGCATCTCCAGATAGGGAACGCCGACTGCCCCGACGAAGAATGAAAAGAAGAGGAGAGAGTTCTCCTACTTCAATTTTACCAGTGAATCACTCAGCGGGAGTGGGTGATTCGACCGGAGTAGGAGCAAACAGATCGACCCACCCGGTCTGCTCGACCTCAGTGGTGGGGCAGTTCCGTGCGCCGACGTTCTTGGTGGCGATCAGCCACGCCATGTTCGCCATCTGTGGCCCTTGATCCTCAGGGAAGATGGTACGAAGAGCGACCTCACCAGTTTCGGTGTTGCGCCGAATGTGTCCCGTCTCATACACCTTAGGTGCTGAAGGAGGCATAGTTTGTTCCTTTCAAAATAGTTGTGCCGCAGCACATTTAGTATACCGCGACCTTTTGTTTAACCGGCCCCGGTAATGGCAAAAAATGTTTTCTTTCCAGAACTCTCCCCAGTCAGAGAGGTTGTAGTGATACCAGCCCTGGTGTAAGCGAGCCGAACCTTCTCACCGGCATTCAGATACTGAATCCAGTTGCCGGATATAGCTGCTTCAGCATCGTTGGTTTGTATTGGGTTTCCGTACTGCATGCTCTGCCACGAGCCGCTCCTGTAAACCTGCAAAATCAAACTGCCCCAAGCAGATACGTTTCCAGTCAGCACCCTTGCTGTGATGATGTACGGCTTACCCTCGACCACAGTGAACGTGCTGTCAGCGGTGTTAGCATCGACATCAAGGCTCTCATGCACAACGGTGTCGAAGAACCCGTTGCCAATGAATGTTTCTGCGCTGCCGCCGGTATACGTTGTGGTGCTTGTTGATACGCGAACCATCCTGGCAACTGAACCATTAACATCCGGTGTCGGGTTGTCGGCAATCGAACATGCACCAACCTTGCCCGATATGGCGTATGTGCTTGTGCCGCCGCGAATCTGGGCAATAGAACCCCATTTACGGGCGGTCTGCTGAGTCAACGTCAGCGTACCGCCGGTAAGAGTTCCAGTTCCGGTCATAGCAAGCGTCGAATCCGGCGTGTCGATGTACCAACCGTTCGTCGTCGCGTTGACAAAGAACGATACTGCCGCCTTACCGCCAGTAGATCGTGCCGTGTTCAGTGCGGCCTTAACCGTTGCGGCACTTGCGTTGTAAGCAATGGCAGCAGTAGTCACACCGTCATAAGTAAGCGTGAATGTGCCAGCAGTTGCAGCACCACGGCTGACCAACCAGTCGCCATTCATCAAACTCCGCGACTCGTTGATCGTTCCGCTAACACCATTGACGTAAGTCTCGTCCCACTCCTTGACCAGAGTGGAACCCGAATACACTTGGTACTGACGTGAATTCGTACCGTTGCCAACCTTGAACGTCATGTCCAAGCTCCACGTCAACGGAATGCCAGAAGCCCACACAGTCTCAACACCGTTGAGTGTGTAGCCCATCTCTCCAGTGAACTGTAGGAACCCACTGGCATAAGCCCTGGCCCACACATAGCTGTTGCCGTCAGCACTGATACGTCCGATAGCACTGAACTTTGGTGCAGTGCCCCCAGCTTTCGCTTGCTCAGGCGGCGAAGACATCGTGCCCTTTAACAACTGATAGTCAGTGTTAGTGGCAAAGTTATAGATGATCTTCGCGTCACGGTTAGCGTTGTTAATGGTTCGCCAACACGCCAACCCACCAGTGATGCCAATAGTGGAAGTGCCTGCGCCGCTGTAGGTTACAGTCCAGTCAGACGGCATAGCACCGTCAGCGTAGTTCTTGAAATTGACGTTGTAGACCGCGCCCTTGACAGAACCGTTTGTCTTGTTTGCCTGAAGCTCATTGATGGCCTGAGTGTGGTCACCAAGCGTTTCATACGCTTTCTGCATAGCCGAAAGTGCTTCTGCGGGAAGCGTGTCAGCCGGTATGACATCCGCACCGCTGAATGCCGCAGCCACATTATTCAATGTGTTCTGCGCCTTCGTATCAGCATTGCTTGCGTTACTAACACCAAGCTCTGCACGTCCACGGGCCGCACCACTAACGGTGAACAAGTCACCAACAACCTTGCCGGTAGCTGTCTGAGTTAGGTTGCCGTTCAACCCATCCCACAAGTTATTCCACACGGAGGCGAGGTTCGTCTTCACTGATGCAAACGTGCCAGCAGCAGTACCGCCGTTTACCGCCTGATGAATGCCATCGACAGTTGTCTGCAAGTTCGTCTGTGCAGTAACGGCTTTCCCGTCTGCTGTGACAGCTTTGCCATCTGCCGTGACAGCTTTCCCATCTGCCGTAGCAGCAGCAGCACTTGCCGCAGTAGCAGATGTTATTTCACGAATAATCACGTCATCGAAGTAGTACGAATCAGTAAGCGGAACAGTAGAAGCAAGCCGGATGCGTGCGCCGACAGAAGCCATCGTTGTAGCGGTTGTTCCACCGTTGTACGTTGCATTGGAAGGGAACGTGATTGTGCCGGTAACCTTCGTCCACACACTGTTATTCGCAGTTGTAGGCGAGTAGGTGATGGCCGGTGAACCAAGAGTTCCAAGAGCATTGTTGTACGCAGTCATGTACAAAATGATTTGGCCGCCACCAACATTCGATGCGCCGCCATACACCCAGAACTCAACCTGGAACACATCACCAGGAGAAGCCGGGATTCTTCCTATCTGCGCCGTGCCATCATTGATGATGAAGTAATCCTGGTTTGCACCATTACCAGTCATCTTCAAAGACTGTGCGCCAGTACGCTTTTGATCAGTAACAAAGTACGTTGCAGAAGCCCAGTAGTTGTTGTCTTCGAACCCGGCGTTAGTACAGATGTTGCTGCCGCTCAAGCTCGCATCTTTAGCAAGGCTCGTTGCCCTGTTCGCACTCGTCTGCGCCGTAACAGCTTTGCCGTCAGCAGTAGTCGCAGAAGACTGGGCCGCAACTGCCTTACCGTCAGCAGTAACAGCCTTACCGTCAGCAGTGGCAGCAGCGGTCTGAGCCGCTACCGCTTTGCCGTCTGCCGTGACGGCTTTCCCGTCTGCTGTAGCGGCAGCGGTCTGTGCCGCAACGGCTTTGCCATCTGCTGTAACAGCTTTGCCGTCAGCAGTAACAGCCTTGCCGTCAGCAGTAACAGCTTTAGCATCAGCCGTAGCAGCCTCAGTGATATCTCTGATCAAAATGCTATCGAAATAAAATGAGTTGCCTGCTGGCACACCAGTAGTCATGTAAACGAGTGGACGAAGACGCGCAATTGTTGAATCAGTTGCCATCGTTACGGTGCCGCTGACCTGAATCCAGTTGCTCTTTCCGACAGCGTTGGCCGTCGTGTAGAGAACTGCTGCTGACACATAAACATTGGCAGTTGTGTAACCCCAAACACCAACTCCAAGAATGCTTGTCGTGCCAGTCAGAGTGTTCGCTGCATCCCCGTATACATAGTATTCAATGTAGTAAGTTCTACTGCCGCCACCGATAACGTCAACGCCAGCAGTCTTATTGGTTGACAGATATGCATAGTTCTGGGTTCCATCACCAATCATCTTCAAGGAACGTGAACCGATCCTGGCCGGTGTAGTGGCATATGTTCCGTCGCCAAGATACTGGGTTGAATCTTCGAAACCTGGGTTACTGCAAAGGTTTCCACTACCGCCGGAAACATAGCTATCGACCCGCGTGTCAACAGTATTAGCTGAACTCTGGGCTGTCGCAGCGTTACTGATACCCGTCTCTGCCCTACCGCGAGCAGTAGACCCAATAGTGTAAAGATCACCTACAACTTTGCCAGTCGATGTCTGTGTAAGTGAGCCATTCAGCCCGTCCCACAGGTTATTCCACACAGAAGCCAGGTTCGTCTTAACGGAACCAAACGTGTTGTTAGTACTGGTTCCTCCCTGCACAGCCTGATGAATACTATCCACCGTTGTCTGTACATTCGTTTGTGCTGTAACAGCTTTGCCATCAGCAGTGGTAGCTGCGCTTTGCGCCGTGGCCGCATTGGCTATACCAGTTTCGGCACGGCTACGAGCCGTCGAACCAACCGTGTAAAGATCGCCAACAACCTTGCCACTTGCCGTCTGCGTTCCAGTGCCATTTAGCCCGTCCCACAAGCTATTCCACACAGACTGCAACTTCGTCTTAGCCGTAGCAGGAGAGTTACCAGTACCAGTAGAACCATCGACAGCCTGAACAATCCCATCGACAGCCTGAATGGCCTCGCTAACCTCATAAGCAGAAAGCTCATCAAACCAGATCGTATCGTTGAGAACAGCACCAGTACGAATCGAAGCAAAGTACAGGCGCACCCTGTCGTATCCCGTTGGGACAGTTAGGTATACGTCATGCAAATGCCAAACACCCTCACTAGGAAGCGTCTTATCGTTGCCAACGAATACACCAGCATTCACGCCGGTCGAGTCAGTGCAGTACAAGTACATTCCGACTTTGTTGGTGCCGCCGTTTATCGTTGACGCATACGCATACTGCGAAAGCCTAAATACCGCACCACCTTTCGTAGGAATAGTTTCATTCAAAGAAAGCGTCGGCCCAAAGTACATACCCGGCTGGCCGGAAGTCCACACACACTTCAGCGAGCGTGTACCGCTCCTCTTCGTCGCAGCGGTGCTGTCATGGCTGTACGTTCCACCAGCAGTAGCCAACGCCAAACGCTCAGCGTCCCTAGAAGAATTCTCAAATCCTGGATCGGGAACAAGGTTCGTACCAGACTGCACATAGTCAATCGACTTGTTCGCAGTTGTTTGTGCTGTAACAGCTTTGCCATCCGCTGTGACTGCTTTGCCGTCAGCGGTGGCCGCAGCAGTTTGTGCTGTGACCGCTTTACCGTCAGCGGTAGTTGCAGCCGACTGTGCTGTCGCAGCGTTCGTTATACCTGTCTCTGCGCGACTACGAGCCGTTGAGCTAGCGGTATACAGATCGCCAACAACCTTGCCGCTTGATGTCGGAGAACCAGTGCCGTTCAACCCATCCCATATGTTGTTCCACACAGCAGCAAGGTTCGTCTTAACAGAAGTGAACCCATTATTGGTTGCCGCACCACCCTGGACAGCCTGATGGATACCGTCCACTGTAGTTTGTAGATTCGTCTGCGCCGTAACAGCTTTGCCGTCAGCGGTAGTCGCCGCGCCCTGCGCCGTAACAGCTTTCCCATCAGCAGTCGCAGCATCAGCAAGAGCCGCCCTGGCAACAGTTTCTTCACGCACAGACACGGCATCGATGTAGTAGTCATTGCCGACAGTGGTAGTCGGATCGGCTATCACAAAGATATCCAAAGCGTCATAGCCGGAAGGGCAAGATGCCGACACGCTCATCTCTTGCCAGTTAGTAGACATGGCCGAATTGTTAATCGACACACCGTTATCCGTCAAAGTGCTAGACGTAGTGTTCCACCAACGCATGAACAACCGCACATAACCAACGGTCACGTTGTTGTTGGCATCCGGCTTAATGCGGAGACTCACACTGAACGTGTCGCCAACCTTCACGTTGTACCGATACACCGTTGTCGTCGGCGCAAGATATATGCCCTGCCAGGAAGCAGCCGTCGTCGTGAACTTCAAACTCCTTGTGCCCTGAAACTTTTGAGACGTGTCATACGAAATCGTCGGAGAACCATAGGCAATCCGCGTAATCGTAGAATCTTCAAAGTTGGGACTAATCACCAGGTTTGCGCTAGACGCAACAGCATTGATCACATTCTGGGCAGTGACCGCCTTCCCATCTGCTGTGACAGCTTTGCCATCTGCCGTAACAGCTTTCGCGTCTGCTGTCGCAGCGTTAGTGATACCAGTCTCAGCGCGGCTCCTAGCGGTAGAACCGGCGGCAAACAGATCACCAACAACTTTACCTGTTGAAGTTTGAGAGCCGGTGCCGCTCAACCCATCCCATAGGTTATTCCAGACAGAAGCAAGGTTCGTCTTGACAGAACCAAACGTGTTGTTTGTGGTAGCACCACCTTGAACAGCTTGGTGAATACCATCGACAGTTGTCTGCAAATTAGTTTGTGCAGTAACAGCTTTACCATCAGCAGTAGTGGCAGAAGACTGTGCGGTAGCCGCGTTCGTAATGCCAGTCTCAGCCCTACTACGGGCCGTCGAGCCAGCAGTGAAAAGATCACCAACAACCTTGCCAGTTGATGTCTGAGAACCTGTGCCGCTCAACCCATCCCAAAGATTATTCCAGACTGAAGCAAGGTTAGTTTTGACCGACGTAAAACTGTTGTTTGTTGTTGCACCTCCCTGCACTGCCTGATGGATACCATCGACAGTAGTCTGGATATTCGTCTGCGCCGTGACAGCTTTCCCATCTGCCGTGACAGCTTTCCCGTCTGCTGTAACAGCTTTGCCGTCAGCGGTGACAGCTTTCGCGTCTGCTGTCGCAGCGTTCGTTATACCTGTCTCCGCACGGCTCCTAGCAGTAGAACCAGCAGCGAATAGGTCGCCTACAACTTTTCCTGTTGACGTTTGAGAACCAGTGCCGCTCAAACCATCCCACAAGTTATTCCATACAGCAGCAAGGTTTGTCTTGACTGACGTGAACCCGTTATTGGTTGCCGCACCACCCTGGACCGCTTGGTGAATACCGTCCACTGTGGTCTGCAAATTAGTCTGAGCGGTGGCCGCTTTACCATCAGCGACGTAACCTTCCGTAACCCGTTGTACAACAACATCATCGAAGTAATACGTCTCACCAGTTGCAACATTGCCGGTCAGTTCAAGATAGGCACGAAAGTTAGTTGTGCCTGCCGGTGCCGCCGTGGTGTAACCGCTAACCTTCGTCCACCCATTATTGAGAGCAGTCGAAGCGGTGCGCTGAAGGAATGCGAAGCCGGTACTAGTGAGGGAACTATTCTGCCAGCCAATGACCATCTGGATAGCATTAGTGCCGCCAGTTGTCTGCACGTTTGTAGACTTGCCATATACCCAAAACTCAAGATACAGAACATCACCCGCCACAATTCCACTGATTGGCTTCGTCGCAGTGGTATCGGCGGTGACGTAAACGTAAGCACTACTGGCATTGGATATGACCTTCGCTGACTGAGTGCCAGAGTTCTTTTGCTCAGTCGAGTAGCTGCCGCCCACGTTCTGTAGGAAGAAGCTGCTATTTTCAAAGCTGCCGTTAGGCAACATATTTGAGCCAGTCAGCATCAATGTTGATGTAAGACCTTGAGCAACAACGGCTTTGCCGTCAGCCGCAACAGCTTTCCCATCAGCGGTAGTTGCAGCGGTCTGTGCTGTGGCCGCGTTAGACACACCAAGCTCAGCCCTACTGCGAGCAGCCCCACCGGCAGTAAACAGATCACTAAAAATCTTGCCGCTAGAAGTCTGACTTGCATTGCCGCTCAAGCCATCCCAAAGGTTATTCCACACTGAAGCCAGGTTCGTCTTGACCGACGTGAAACCGTTGTTCGTTGATGATCCACCCTGAACAGCCTGATGAATTCCATCGACAGTGGTTTGTAGATTCGTTTGTGCCGTAACAGCTTTCCCATCTGCCGTAGTAGCCGAACTCTGGGCCGTCGCAGCATTCGACACACCCAACTCTGCGCGGCTACGGGCAGCACCACCAGCAGTGAACAAGTCACTGAAAATCTTGCCAGTCGATGCTTGAGTTGAGTTGCCGCTCAACCCATCCCACAAGTTATTCCATACTGAGGCAAGGTTGGTTTTGACCGACGTGAAACTGTTGTTAGTTCCAGCACCACCCTGGACAGCCTGATGGATACCGTCAACGGTTGTTTGCAAGTTTGTCTGTGCGGTAACGGCTTTACCATCAGCGGTAGTAGCTGAGCTTTGCGCCGTAGCCGCGTTAGACACGCCAAGCTCAGCCCTACTACGGGCTGCCCCACCAGCAGTGAACAGGTCACTAAAAATTTTACCGCTGGAAGTCTGACTTGCATTGCCGCTCAGACCATCCCACAAGTTGTTCCACACAGAAGCAAGATTGGTTTTGATGGTTGTCAAACCATTGCCAGTAGCAGAACCGCCTTGTACAGCTTGGTGGATACCATCAACTGTTGACTGAACACTAGTGTTAGCCGTGTTCGCATTCGTTGACGCGGTGTTGGCCGTCGAACGGACAGACCCGGCAGCAGTCTGAACATCACCAGGAAGCTTTGCGCTAGAACCACTTCCACCAGTCAAACCATCCCACAGCTTCGCCCAGCCAGATTGAAGGTTAGCTCCAATCTGCGTGAGCGAGTTACCAGTTGATGATCCACCAAAGACTCCCTGGAAGATTCCATCGACCGTCCCCTGCACACCAGTGTTGGCCGTATTTGCATTGGTAGAAGCAGTATTCGCTGTCGAACGAACACCACCAGCGGCAGTCTTCACATCAGTAGGAAGCTTGCCGGTAGTACCAGTACTACCCATCAAACCGTCCCAGAAATTCGACCAGGCATCCTGCAAATTTTCCGAAATCGTTTGCAGCGTATTGCCAGTCGGCGCATTAGTGCCCTTGATCCCTTGGGCGACCCGATCAATAATCCCCTGCGCCCAAGTGTGTTCCTTCAGCACGCACTGGTCAAAGTAGTACTTCTCAGTGACCGGAACACCAGTTGTCAAAGACACCATAGGCTTGTAAGACACCGCACCAACCGGCATCTGCACATAGCCCGACAGCTTCGTCCAACCAGCCTTCAATGCCGTAGTCGCATCTAGCGAACCAGCATTCAAATACGTTGCAGTGCCTGAAGAATTGAACCACTCGACACCAATACGCACACCACCAGTGCCACCACTGGTCTGCACGTTAGTGGCATCACCCTTGACATAGCACTCCAGGTAAAACCACTCATACTGCGAACACGGAATCGCAATGCTCGTAGTCGCATTGGAGTACAAGTAAGCCTTGGCAACTAGAGACGAGCCGCCACCGGCCAACCGGCAAGATCGGGTGCCGTTAAGCACATAAGCCGAAACAGTGTTGTACGCAGGAGAATTCGCTCCAACCAAAGCAAAAGCACTGTTCTCAAAACCAGGATTCGCAAGGATGTTACCGCCGGTCGAAACATTGTCGAACGTGAACGGACTCTTGATCTGTTCCTTGAACTGATCCCACAGTGTTGACCATGAAGACGTATTGTTGTTTTGCAGTTGGGATTTCAGTGTTGACTTGACATTTGCCTCAGTGCGGCCAGACAGCCCAGACAGCGCAGCACCCATCACCGTGCCATCAAGCTGATTGATAGCAGGAGTCGGCTCAGTCGGCGTTGGATCAAACGGGATCGTCACTCTTCGCCCCTAATGTATTCACTCATCTTCGTCATCGATTTGATGTTCTGCTCAAACTCGCGGAGCAGAGCAGCACGCTCCTCGTCGGAGCCGCAATCACGCACACGCTTCAAAGTCTTTGCAAACTCAGGATTTTCGCTAGCAAGGAAATCCATGACTTCCTCAGCGTCCTGCTCAAGCGTTCGCTCTTCAGGCTTCTCCGAAACTATTTCAGCAACCTGAAACTGACCGCCACCCTTAAGCCACTTAGTGGCAAGCTCTGGGTGCCAACGTAATCCAAGCTCCCACCACAACTCAGACGTAGGCTCCCACGATTGAACAAGTGCCATAGGCTCACGATCAGCCCACGTCTTCCCGGCGCGAGGGTCAACGAACCCGGCACCCATGATGAATGCCATGCCCTTGGGATTACTAGGGTCTGGTGGATGGATAACTCCGCGCACATCTGCTCCTAATGTATTGCCGCACAACCATTTTAACTGACAAGGCGAACACCAATATTCTGCAAGATGTCCCGTGTCTTCTTTACCAACCTGGCAAGACGTTCACCAGTTGACATAGCGGCCTTGTTCTCACCGATCTTGATCTGGAAATTCAAAGCACCATCACCGGAGTGATCCCATGCAGGAATGATCTCCTCGCATTGAGCCACAAAGACAATGTCGTCATAGCCGCGACACGTCGAACCGATACGGCTCCCAATGTTGAAATGAACTCCAGGGATGATCCAAGTATTCCCACGCAACGAAACGGTATGTGATGTCTGCGATTTCGACGCAAGGAAACCACCACGCAAAGCAGCGATAGCACTCAAAGACCACGAGTTATTCTCTGCGCCTTGCTGATACAGTTCCCACAGGTGAACCCACCCAAGGTTCTCAGCACGCCCGTAATGCTTCCACTCAAGCCACGCGGCGATAGTCCCGACTAGGAAGGGCATCACGACATCTGCCGCGATAGTGCCTGCGCTGGAGAAACCTCCAAGTAGGAAGTACCCCAACATGTTTCCGGTTGTTTCGATGATCAACCTGGCTATCGCGTCTGCCGCCGGATTGTCTCCACCAACCACCACTCTTACTGCTGTAGCTGGCGACCATGTCAACTCACTTGTCTCTATTGGTGACCATGATGTGTCTCGTATTACTAGCCACGGTGCTTCAGCTAGCGTGCCCAAAAACCCTGGGCCGTAATACTCGTCGGGATACAACGTCTCATCGTCAGTGATCATCATGCCGGTGTCTTCAATCAAGCCACCCGCATACTGCACAACGCTACGAACCATTCCTTCGATGATCGTGCCGCCAAGGAACGTGCCGGTCAACGGACTGTAGTAGCCAGAGTCATCAACAAACTCATAGACGAGGGCACCGTTAGCCGGTGTGACACCGAACAGAAGGCCAGTTTCAGTTTCGCCTTCGTCGCTGAAAACCCTTCTCCACCTTATGGTTAACTGCGCGTCCTCGACAGCATCACCAATAACACTATCGATTGGGTTCATCCTCGTTCCAAGGACTGTCCACAGCGAACTGTCATCCAGCATCAGCGGCTTGCACTTGATGTGAACCTGCCAGTTATTCCAGTTGAGAGTGTTGGCCCACGAGTCAAGATCAAACGGATCGTCCGGTAGCTCGTAGAGATTGCCCTCGACGCGAATTAGGTTGATTAGCACCATAATTGAGCATGCCCACTTAGCTGGCCCCACAATTGGCAGCACGCGAGGCCACTGGAAAATCTCCAGGGGCAACGCAGGATTGGGCGGTCCTAGTAGGAACTGCAAGAACTGAAGATCATCATTGAAAGTCAGTTCCATGTAACGCATTCCGTCACGGGTCTTCACTGCATGGTGGTGCAGCAGACCAGTCCACCGCAGCTTGCCGCCGAAAAAGTCAACGCGCACAACGATGTTCTTGCGTGCAGTGTCATCGTTAGGGATCGACCGCATCCACTCACTGATGTAGTGATCGAACCGTAGCTCAAGAATCCCTTGAGCAGACACGTTCTTCTTGAACGGGAAGCTGGCACGGATAGTGTCCTGGTAAGAAACTCTGCCGTAGTACTCCAGCCCAGCCTCGCCGCCAGTTCTGTTGCGGTAGAACGAAATCATTGGCTTCGCACGCCGCATGAAATTTAGCTGATCCTGCCAAGCACCAACATTGGTTGCGACATCGTCAAGCTGAGTGTTACGAAGACTCTCAAGCGAAAAGGGAAGTACAACAGGAAGAGTGGACAATTCAGATCACAACCCAGTTACTGCCATCCGAAACAACATCGATAGAAGTGTTGGGAGTTAACGCCACCGTCACGGAGCCATCGATAGTCTGACCGCCCGTGCCAAGCGCAAAGCGGTTGACACTGCTGATGTTCTTCAAAGTGATTCTGCTCGTATTGCCAACAGCCGTAGGCAAAGTCACATTCCCTGAAGAAATCAGTGCGACATAGTCAGTGTTAGCCTTCGACCCGACAGTACCAGAGTTGGTGAATGTGGTGACGATACGCTTGATACCCGAATTAGCTTCAGTGGCAAGCGCATTCATATCAACAGCCCGAACGGTTTCACCGTTCATCCAGGTATTCTTCACAGCCATAACAGCATTCCTTTACAGGTAGGCCAAAACAATCTGCATGCCAGCAGCGGAAATATTGGTATCCGTAGCTGCCGCAGCCGCCGTCGCGGCAGCGGCAATCCCTGTGCTGCAACGGAACCCAGTTGCGCCAAACTCATAAGAGATCGTTGCACCGGCAGGAACGGGGAAGGTAGCAATCGGAACATCAGTTCCAACCGTAGGCGCACTGGCTTTGTTGTAAATCTTGTAGAAGATTTGCGAAGCCGAAACATTAGACAGCACAATGGAATACACGCTTCCGGCAGTCGCCTTAATCGACACTGCGTTAGTCGATGCCGTGCTAACAGAAGTATGTGTGCTTGGCGAAACTGGTGTGGTGGAAGTGGAAACCACGTTGATGCTGCCCTGGACGGCAACAACTCCCTCGCTGATAGCCAGCACAGCAGACCCAGTGATAGGCCCAAGTGTGTACGCCGTTGTAATGATCCGCGCCCCAGCGAAACCCGTAGCGTTGACCATATACAAGCCATTAGCCGTGATGCTGCCGCTCGTGAGGTACGCGCCAGTAGCGGCGTTCACCACCATCGTTGAGCCGGTCACGTTGACCCAGTTCGTGCCATCACGAGTCAACTGAACCTGAACAGTACCAGTCCATGTTCCGGTCAACTGGAACGTATAGGTAGCAGAACCGCCAGTCTGGGTGACGCACGATCCAGACGAAGTTGAGTTAGCCGCAATCGAAATTGAAGCCGTCACATCATACGGAGACGGGCTATAAGCCATTAGTAATCAACACCTTTCACACAACACCAACGGGACGGCTCCACGGACGGGTGTACCACTTGGGAACCTCAAGTCGGCACGCGAACCCATCGACAGCTTCCTTGACCGCGACAGGAATCTCCGAATACGTTCCTCCCGCAATGGGGTACAACAAATCCTGGCCCTTCCACAAACCCTGAAGATTGATCCGGTTTGCGGCTAACAACGTCTGAACGCGAGGATCGGAATCAGCAATGCACCCAGCACCTTTCGGCAAGAAAGGCAACTCAACAGTTCGACCGATATCCATGATGCCCCTGCCGTACTCCTCATTCCCCCAAGAGAAGTCGGGAAGCCGCCACCTAGCCTGATCGGACAACGTCCACTTAGGCCACACCGGCACATCACAGTCAACATTCAACTTGAAAAGCGTTCTGCCCTTAGCAGTAATGCTCTCCCACTCATAGAAGTCTGACGGCCCAACGAAGAATGGAAGCTCAGAAGCGCACGTCATCACCACCGTCGAAACGGCATGCAAGTGAGGGTCTTTCCCCTCCCAGTCCATAGCCTCGTAAGACTTAGGCTCCTCAATCATCCGCAATTTCAGATCACGGTAACCATCAGACGTAGTGAACCTGACCGTTGTTTCCTTGACATAGTCCCAAGCGAACCTCCACTTGGAATCAAGCGAATGCCAAGTCTCAGCATCACCATCGTCAGCGGCCACTGTCACCGTAAAGATGACTTCCCTTCGCTCCCAACGGAAGTCAACAAACGTCTGACCATATGCACCAGGCAGCCACAAAGACTTGACCGGCGCATCAATCGCACCTTTTAGCTTTGGCTGAAGAGTCACACCTTCGATGCCGGAACCTCCACCGGAGATGCAGAAGTACTCGCCATGCACACCGAACACTTCGATCTTCGCGGTCGAATCAATAGTATCCATCAGTACTTTCCAATGAACGGCATAGCGGCCTGGGCATCCATACGCTCCTGAGTGCGCCGGTACTCATCCATGTTAGTGAGGTAAACATCTCCGTTATGAACACGTCCCTGCGAGATGGCCGGAACACCACTCTGCATTGGCTGACGTTGCGGCAGAAGAGGAACGCCAGACGCAGACGCAGTAGAGCCATTCGTCGCAGTACCAACCAGCAACGAAGACAGGATGTTCAAGCCGGAATTGATTGCAGTACCAGCCATTTGGGAACCGGCCTGAATGAACTGGGAAGCAACCTGACCTCCAGCACCCGCACCGGGAGCAGTCATCCCTCCAGCGGCAGAAGCCGCAGAAGCAGCCATCGAAATCAAACCGCCGATAGTCGCAGCCGCACCAGACACTGCACCGGACAACGCAGGATTGTTGTGATCCTGATTAGTCGGTGCAGCACCAAGGGTTCCGCGAACATCACCGCCTTCAGTGCCAGTAGCACCCGGCTGGGCAAGACCAACGCCGCCGCCGCCAATCGAAGCACCCATGCCACCAATACTTGAAAGCGCATCCTGCACACCGGGGAGGGCACCGGGGTCGGGTGCGGGAGCAGTCGCCCCCGGCCCCGGCGCACCTCCGGTCGAGGGAACCGGAACAGCCCCTGCCGCAGCAGAATTCATTTCCGGTTGTGGCGCACCGCCATCAGGCCCAACAGGCCCAGTCGGTGCCTCAGGCGGGGGTGGAGGAGTCATGGGCAACGGCCCAGCAGCCTGACCACCTTGTGCCGCAGGAGGATTCAAAATCGGATCGGGAATCGGGATCGGCCAACCACCGGCAGCGAAACCGCGAATCGCATTACGAGGAATTGCCTTGGAGTTCAACGCATCAAAGAGAGCAGACCCATAATGCGAAGTAGCGTCAGCGTTAGTCCTGAACTCACCGTTAGACAGAAGAGCAAGATTGCCAAGCATGCCGCCTCCAGCGGCGAAGCTGACCTTGTCAGGGCCACCCGCAGCGTTAATGCCCCACTTGCGAACAGCTTTCGAAAGCGCAGCACCAGCCTTCTGAACTGGCGTACCCAAATTCGGGTTGCCCTCAGGAGTGAACAAGTCACTGCCGCTAGAGGCAGCACCCATCATGGCCTGAACCCAAGCCTCAGGGTTCTTGCTGATACCTAGAGCAGAACCCATCGAATCGATGGCACCGCGAATCGCGTCCTCAGACATGCTGGCAGAACCGGAGTCAGCACCGCCAACAAGACCAGGATTAAATCCGTTGTCTGCCATAGCTTTTTGCACAGCAGGATCGTCAAGCGGAAGCTGACCATTGACATAGCCGTCGATCATTCCACCGGCCACGTCAGTGCCGGGAGAAGCACCGCTCACATCAACACCAGAGCCACCGGAGCCGCCCAGTCCAAGCAGGTTCCCGATACCGCCAGGAATAAGATTGTCGAGCAGACCTTGCGTTGTGCCAGCAGCACTTTGAGTTCCATCACCCGACTGCGGGTTAGTCATGTAAGAAGGAAGCCAACCCTGAGCGGCCTGCATGCCAGCATTGCCAATGTTCTGAGCCAGCCCAACAATTGAGTTGAAATCAATGCCGGTGATACCGCTCAAGAAGTTCGTTCCGATACCAAGCAAGCTCGACGCAACTTGACCAGTCTGACTGGAGAAGAAACTCATAAGCTCTTTGGGCTTAAGGAATTGCGGCAGATTCGGATCGTTCTGCCAACCCTTCAGCATCTTGTCAAGCTCAGTCTCAGGACGCTGCGAAGTGATCTGATCACCAGTCAGATAATCAGGAGACAGCCCGCCAGGAAGCAGGCCATCCATACCCGGCGTGAGGAGCGGCCCAAACCCAGGCGGCATCTGCATACCGGGCATGAAAGCACCGGCCATGCCCATCATCGACGGATCAACAACACCGTTGAAAGCACTTGCGGGAAGCCACATCTGGTGATCAAACAGATCAGCATTTGCGCCAATCGCACCGCCACCCATCCGAACACCAACACCGCTAGAAGACTCGACGTTAGTGCCGTCAGGAAGCGTGACAGCAGTGTGGCCGTTCTCGCCACCACCCTGGTCATACCAACCAACACGCAGCGAACCCTCCGGCCCTCTGCCACTTACGAAGCCGCGCTTGGCAAGCCAGTCACCTTCGATGACCGTGTTCATCCGCTCACCAAACGGATTCTGACCAAGATATGAGTTGACAACTGCGGAAACCATTCCGCTGCAATCAATTTCGGCAGGACTGAACCCGCCCATCTTGTACTTGGTGCGGCCATTCATCAGTGCAGCAAGCGAATACGCGGCATGAGGTGTCGTGTAACCCTGCTGCAACTGCGTGGCCGGTGTACCTGGAGCCGCTACAACACCATTCGGCCCAGTTGTAATAGCTTGCGGCTGCATAGGATTCTGCGCCACAGGACTCTGCTGAAGACCAGGAACAAGATTGGCCGCGTTCTGCTTCGCCGCTTCCTGGTCAACCATTGCCTGGAACTCAGCCCACGGGAAATTCGGGCCAGGATCGCGGTGATCAGTTACACCAATATTGTCCGAAATCCAGTTGTGCCCAACGATTCCAGCAGCACCCTCAGCACCACCAGTCCACACCTTGGCCGGAATGCCGTTTGCTTTCGCTTCTCGCGCAACAAGAGCAGCAGTCGAACGTAACTGGTCACTACGCGACAACCAGTCCTCACGAGTGAAAGCACGCTGGTTCCCGGCAGCATCAGTGAACGTCCCAGCCATACCAATGTTGATCGTCTTGTTGTTACCAGGATCAAACACAGACCTGGAAGCCAAAGACGTTGGCACAGAAGAGATAACAGTCTTGCCGTCTTTATCAACAATGTAGTGATAAGACTTGCCCTCATCACGCATCGACCTAGCCAGATCGCCTGCACCCAAACTGCTCTCAGACGTATGCAGAGCAATGAGCGACGGCTTCACCGGAGCAGCCAATGTCGTGTTGTTGTTGTAGTCAGTCATCATCCCGCCGTCAGGGTTAGGCACAGTTGCGCCCTGAACATTGCGAGGATGTGACCACTGATTCGGAACAAGCTGCGTAACAAACGGAAGAACAGGAGCCGCAGAAGGCTGAGGCGTAACAGGCTGCGGCCCAGCAGGATTCGCAGGATTAAGCGGGAACGGCCAACCGCCAGGAGCGAAACGAGGCAGCTTCTTCTCGTTCAAAGCATTGAAAACATCAGAACCGTAGTAGTTCACCGCAGAAGCGTTAGCCACATGCTCACCAGGCGAAACCCGTGCCAGCACTTTGTCATCAGTAGGCCCACCAGGCCCACGCACCAAACCGCCGGAAGCATAACCGGGAAGCCTCTGCAAATACTGATCCGTGTACTGCGGATCAATGATGACCTGATACGGGGCAGTGATGTTGTTCTGGAACCGAATACCCTTCTCAGACCACGCATCAAGCGTTGCCTGGTCAGGCTTCACATTGATCTGAGCGCGGCCCTCAAGAGTAGCCGGATCAATAAAGAAGCCTTGAGGATTCGGATTAAACGGGGCGAACAAGCCAGCACCAGCAGACGTAGGCATGGCACCGCCAACCTGACGGTTCCTCTCGAAAATGCCTGCGCCAGTTTGCGCTTGACTCATCTGAATGTTGTTCAAAGCAAACCCAGTAAGGAACGGGTCTTTGTTAGGCAGCGACGTAGCCAACTTGCCAAGATCGGGAATCACAACCGGAACACTGCGATTACCAACAGTTTCCATAGCACCCTTGGCGTTCTCAACCTTCGCCAACGAAGCAGGATCACTCAACAAAGCCTTAGCCAGCGTGTTCGAATCAAGACCGTACCTATCAAACTTGGTCTTGTTCTGCTGGTACACATCCGACTTCTCAACCTCTTGACGGGTCAATTCAGTCAGCTTGCCCAAATCCTGTTGGAACGCACCAGCTTTCGTCGGATCGCCAGCATTAATGATCGTCTGCTGAGTATCCATACCAAGCTTTGGCAACAGCGACAACACATTAAACTCTTGCGAACCGAAACCACCACCAGGAGTTACCTTTTGGAGGTCTTTTGCGATCTGATCGTAGCTCTGCGCCGTGAACGCACCAGTCACCTGATCAAGCGTGCCAGCGAGATTCTTCAGCGCATCATCCTGGGCCTTCGCCGCATTAGCCGCCTCGCGGTGCGCCTCACCCATCTTCTGAATGCCCCACGAGACACCAGCGATAAGTGCCATCAACCCTAGCTGCGGCCCAAGTATTCCAGCTAAGCCAACAAGCCTGCCACCCAAGCCAATACGCTGATCCCCAACTTCGTTAGCGGCAGCCTTGGCCTTATCGCCAATCTCCTTGACCTTAGGTGCGGCAGTCTTAGAAGCGTTGCCAACATTGTCGGCGGCAGTCGCAGCCTTAGAAGCCGAACTGTTAAGAGCGTCATTGTCTTTCGCGGCCTGCTTAGCCTTCTTGCCACCATCAGCGACCTCAGTCTTGGCCTTCTTTGAATTCTCGCCAGTCTTGTTGACACTAGTAGCAGCCGTATCAGCTTTGCTACCAAGGTCTTTCACATCAGCAGCAGCCTTAGAAGACTCATCTCCAACAGACTTGATTGCCTTCGACGTATCGTCGGCCTTGTTCTTCAGTTCATCAAGAACCTGCGGAGGAAGTGCTGGCCCCTGCATAGGAGCATTCAAGCTGGAAGTCGGTGTCCCACCAATGAACTTCTCCATTGCGGCACGCCGACGCAGTTCCCGCTGGGCATCTTTGCGTAACTTCGCCTTAGAAGAACGCGCATTCGAAACATCAGCATTGGGATTCGGAAGAGAACCACTGAACGCAGGATTAGCAGCCTCAAAAGCTTTGATAGCAGCAGCTTTTGAACGCTCATCAAGATTCCACTGCGCCAACGCATCCTTAGCACGCTGACGCTGACGCTGCTGATAAGCGGTAGTCGCTATGTACTGCCGATCCAGAATCGACATGTTGCCGCTGCTGCCGATACCAGCAGCATCACGACGCTTCTTCTCATTGTCCATCTGAGCAAAAACAGATGCAGAAGATTCCGGCTTAGCGGCACCCTTAGCTGTTGAAGCATTCGCTTTGCTCGTAGCTGCCGCAACATCATTCGCAGCCTGGATGGCCTCTCCGCGCCACTTCTTCAGATTATCGGCAGTCCTCTGAACACCAGGAAGGTTGCCCAAAGTCTGGTTCTGAGAAGCCTTTTCGATCAGCGTTGTGTAAGCCTTGAACGAATTGGAGAGAACCTCCCAAACCGGCTTCGTAGTGCGATAGCCGAAATACAGCATCAGCAAAGGCTTTACAAGGCCAGTGTTCTTCTCAATGGCATTGGACAGCGAAGCAATGCCGCCAATGCCCTTGAGCAACACCAAAGACCACTCACGCGCAGTCTCAAGCACATCCTTGATCAAAGGCTTAACGTCGCGGTAAGCCTCCTTCAGATCATGGATGAACTCTTGAGTCTTCTTGAAGTAATCCCTAAGTGCCGTCTGCTTTTCCGGTGTCTTGAGAAGGTCAGCCCACTTCTTAGTGAAGTTCTCAATACCCTTGAGGAACCCGCCCTGGTTACCCGTAGCGGAATCAAACGCGCCAGACATCGAAGACAACATCGACCCGACGTTGACAACGATGTTCCCCAGCGAAGTGAAAGCGTCTAGACCCCTATCGATCCACTTATCCAAGCGGCCATCCTGGGAAATCTTCGTAACCCAATCATCAAAGCGTTTGCCAACTTTCGCGCCAGCATCACCAAGACGAGGAAGGAAATCAGAAGACTCTTTGACCAGCCGCAAAATGCCATCGACAAACGGTTTCATGCCGACACTGAGCTTGTTCACGCCGACAGACGTGTTCCCAAAAATCTTGTCCATCAAGGACGTTGAGTTCTTGCTGCCGATCTCAGTAGCAAAACTCTTGATCAAGCCGTTGTAACTCGTTGCAACCCGGCCCATCCCATTCTCAAGCATGGGCATGGTGTTATGTGCAAGATCGACAATTGTCTTATCCAAGCCGTCAAACAGCTTGTCCTGCACCGAATCCTGAAGCTGCCGCCACTCACCCTTCAGGCCACGAGTCGCCTCAATGAAAGCACGCATGTTGGGCGAAACCTTGCCCAACGCTTCATCAACCTTTTCAAGCTTGTCCGTGTTGAGCTTCTCAAGGTTCTTGTTGATCTGGTCAAGCGCATCGACAACCTTCTCGTTGCCCTGCACACCCTTCTTATTAGCCTCAGCAACATCCTGCGAAACACGCTTAGCCTTGGTATTAACTTCAGCCAAACGGTCAACTGCCTGAAGGTAACTCAGTTGATCCCGGCGCAAATCAAGGATCGTCTTCTGCCCACCAGTACGCAGCCGGTCGGCAGCTTCCTGCACACCAAGAATTGCATCAGCAACATTGAGAGAAGAACGGCGATTCTCCGCATTCAAATCCTGAATATCGCGGATCGTGTCCCGCACCGCATAGCCGTACTCGCGATACGAATTAGCAAGCTGCCGGTTGTCATCCTGAATCAGACGAGCCTGCTGAGCCGCCTGCTTCTGCGACTGCCCAAAAGCCTTAAACGCATCCGAAACACCATGCAGGCCAACACCTAACGTCCCAACAGACGCTAACGCTCCACCAAGCAAACCAGGCAGCGCAAACGCGGCCTTACCAAGAGCATCAAGAGAAGAAGCCGCACCGGCAGCACCGTAAGCCAGAGCAGGAAGAGCATCCAACCCCAACACAACCACGTTAAGACGCAGTGCCCTGGAGAACGAATTACGTTTGAAAATATGCTCAACTTGAGCGAGATCACGCTTAAGCCCATCCCAGTCAGTCTTGACATGGACAGTGACCGGACGAGCTTCCTGCTGCTTACGGAAAGCATCGATCTTCGCTTCCGCACCAGCAATTTTCGCATTCGCATTGACATCGAAATCAATGCGCTTGGCCTCAAGCTTCCGCTTGACATCACTGTGAAAGCCCCTGAGCGAAGGGACAATCCGTACTGCGGCCTCACCAGCTATAGATGCCACTAGTTCCCCTCAGCTAAACGTATGCTCCGCTCTAAAGCGGAAGCGATAGCGTCCTTGGTCTTGTTGACTTTGCGCCTCGTCCGTAGCTCAAGGCCGGGAATGTAAGGACGCTTCAACGGCTTACCAGTAGCCACCTCAATCTGAGTCATCATCAGATTAACTTCCTTGGTATGCCCAAAGATTGGTGGCCGATACACGCCGCGATCAGAATCCTGACTCGCCATCCACTTGACCGTCTCAGGATCAAGCAGAACCGCCTCGTTAACGGCAGACCCCTCAATGTTCATCAAGCGGTCAAAGAAGCCCAACAGTTCATCCCAAGGACGTTTGCGCTTCCACTTTGCGCCAACACGTTCCCACTGGAAGTACTCGTAGGCCGAAAAGTTAAGTAGGTGTTGACAATCCCAACACAAGGGTTCCCAGTAGCGGTTAACTACCTTGATTATTTTCCCAGTTGGGTGTCGTCACCAGTGCCGAACATGTGCTTGAGATACCTCAAATTGAAGTTCTCCCAAACATATTCGGGCTGATCTTTGAAGATTGAGTGGATGGCATCGTACTGATCACCGAACAGGGCACGCTCGCCATCCTCAGCGGTCTGCGACTGCCGCCACTTGTCAACCTGCTCCTTCGTAGGCTGAGGAAGAACAACCCCCTTGACTTTCATTGGGGGAACTGCGTTTTCGCTGACAAGCTCAGACCAGATGTCATCCTCATCCAGACCCTCAGCGTCAACAGCTTTCTTTGCCGTAGCCATACTCTGCTCCTTCTTGATTTGTTTTGAACGCACCGAAATCCCCGTGCCCGGTAGACAATTCGGCCTACCGGGCCGGGGAAATCAGCTAGGTGCCCTTAGGCAACAACGGTGACAGAAACCGTGGTGGTCTTGGAAGGCATGACACCGTTGTAGGTGACGTTGATGGTGGTGGTGCCGACAGCAACACCAGTCACCAGGCCGGTCGAAGAGACGGTGGCCTTGGTCGGATCGGCACTGGTGAACGAGCAATCCGGCGTGTAGTTGATGCCGTTGCTGCCACTGATCACGATCTGCTTGGTGTGGCTTGCACCAGCGGCGACGGTAACGCCGGTCAGTGCAACACCAGTGATCGAAGTCGGAGCCGCGACGAAGCCGGTCTTGTGAACCAGCGAACGCCAACCCGGCCCACACCAGCCCTGCGTGACCGAAAAGCCAAGTCCCGCATCACGGAAAGCGCGGAAGGTCATCTTGTAGCTGACCGCACCGTCATCCTTCTGATCCTGGTTGGAGACGTTCACCAGCTTCACGCGAGGCATGATGTAGTAGGTGTACAGATCGTTGCCGTTGACATCGTCCAGACCCACCAGGTACGCCCGGTAGAAGACGTTCTTGGGAAGCGTCGGAGCTTCGATGGTCAGACCACCCTGCGCGGTGACAGCGTAGTTGTCAGCACCGAACACAGTGCCCCAATACTTCTCCAGCACAACCTTGTTCGTCTCCAAGAAGTCAGCCTCAAAGCTGATGCTGCGCTTGGAGATGATGGTGCGAACCGGATCAGCCTCGCCGTATCCTTCGATGTCGCTGCTGCTCATATCGTGAGTCAGCGAAACACCAGCACCCTTTTCGATGATGCCAGCAGACTGCGCCCCAGTCGGCAGCAGAAGCGTTCCATCAGCAGGGTTTTCGAGCGTGGTGACACCAGCATTCAACTGGCTGTCGAACAGGACAGCGAAGTGCTGGTTACTGAGAACCAGGTCATTCTTCGCGTCCCGAATGGTTTCGAAATCGGGCATCTTTCTCGTTTCCTCTTTATGTGGGAAGGGACATCAGAATCTGACGATAGTCAGGAAGGTTCCGCGCCTCGCGAGTGCGGAGCTTGAACGTCACCGGCACAAACTTCTCGTCAATGAACTGCTCAGGAACCTGTTGTGGGCCAAGCCATTCCTCAGAAGAGAGAATCCTTGACTTCGACCCGTCTTTTCGCGGAATCGGGAACATTCCGATAACCGTGTCGTCCATCATCCTCCGAACAAACTCCACGAGTTCCCAAGTGGTAGAACGTCTTTGAGTGATGCACGCGATCTGTACGAGGCTGTCGTCAGTCCTGAGCGAACTGTCGGCCCGTCCTGGCTGCCGCCAGACCCGCAGAGTAGGCTGCGTACCTTTCCCCGTAGCTGGGTCATAGTACCCTGGAGGAAGCCAAGTGAATGTCTTCACAGAACCGGCTGTAATCCAGTCAAAGTAGTCGCAGACTAGGTCTTCCACGTCTTGGAAACCTGGATCAAACCAGTCTGGCAAAAAGTCTGTCATGGCTTGTGCGGCAAGTGCATTCGAAGAGCGTCCTCAAGCTGGCTGCGTCCCTGATACGGAGCATAACGATTACGCCCATACTCATCAGCCGCGCCATACGGATTCGACTCTGAACCTACACTCACCTCGCCAATCCAACGGTCACCCTTGTAACCGTCATTCGGATGGACACCGGCCTGGATCGTGGAAACCAAACCGCCACCGGACTTTCCGGTAGAACGCGAACCCAACATAGCTGAGTAAGAAGCCGCCACCTTCTTGGTGTAATCACCAACAATGCCAGCAACCTTGTCGCCCATCAGGATCGCGCCAAGCACCTTATTCGGTGGGCCATAAAGCTTTACGTCCCACTTACCATCCCTGATGTGGACGTGATCCTCAGCCAATGTAGCCCTCCACATCCAACCAGTAGTGTGACGGCTTAGTGCCCGTCATGTAGTGGGGGTAATCCCACTCAGGGTTAGAGATCACACGGTAACGAACACCGTTCAACTCTATCCTGTCGCCAACCTTTATTCTAATGGAAGACTTAGTTGGACAACCGATTTGGCCGCGAGTATCAGTCGCTTCCTCACCACTCATCTTAGGACTAGCCGAAAGGCCACCCATGATGATGCCCTTTATCTCACCAACGAAAGCGTTTCCATCCTCGTCAAGCATGTCAACCGGATTGCCCTCAGAGTCAATCGGGTCACCATGACGGTCACGGTTAGGTGCCCGAAACACCTGAGCCACTTGACCTCTCACAGGTGAGCCGACTCCTCCCAACCGGGATCACCCGGCCAATACATGGGCAAAGGCTCGCTGCCATCACCGGCCCACAAGTAGCCGATCTGCTCATCCTTCAAATCCCGGTAGGACGAAAGTGACCACAGCGCACCAGATTTGCGGAACTTCGACAGAAACTTCTTCTCTGCCTCAGTGAAAAACCCTGTCGGACAGTTCTGTTGGCTGTACGAAACAGCTTCCGGCCCTTTGACCTCGTAGGTCGCACGACGCGGATTTTCGATCTCCCGACGAGCAGCCGCGAGAACAATCCCCACAACCGTCCTAGGAGCGGATTCGGCTGTAGCCCATAGCTTTCCAGCAATGGAACGCGCCCACTCTGAAGCCATCAGCAGCACATCTTCAGCTTGGGCAGACTCAGGGGAGTCCTGTTCGAACTCCCACTGAGTCCACCTCTGAAGCTGTTCCACCGTGGCAAGAGCTACAGGCTCTGCCAACTCGAAACCCCTTAGTCGTCTAGAGCGATCTTCGCGGCGCGAACGAGGACATTGGCCTCAGGATCGTTCGGAGCTTCCGGCGACGGGTCTTTGATGGCCTTGTAGCCAACGAAGGTATCCACCAGGCTGCGGTCGCTGGTCACGGACGGATCGTAATCACCCAGCCAACGCAGGGCGACACCGTTCGAAGAACCAACCGCCGCAACGCGATCCGCACCGGACATGGGTGCTGACGGAGGACGCGACACCATGACGAACGCGGTCGGATGGAAGAGGTACGCCTCGCCAGCCGGGATGTAGTCCGACACCACGATGTCCTGACCCGCGATCCGGCCCACACGAGCCTCACGCAGAGCAGAGTTGCCAGCGTCACCCGTCGAGTCGAACCGGAGGAAGCGGTCATCCAGAAGCAGAGCCTCTTCGATTCCGCTGCCCACCACCAGAACTCGTCCCTGACGAGGAACGAATGCATCGTTGAGTTGGCGGCGAGCGTGGATGATCGCATCGTAGATGGTGTCGGTAGCAGCGGTATGAGTAGTGGTGTAGTCGGCACCAGTGATGGTGTCGGCCAGACCCTGCTCCAGCTTGCGAGAGACAGCATCGACCTGACGCGAAAGCACCTGCCCCGCAAAGTCATAGATGTCGAGGGTCTTCTCTTCGTCGGTCAGCACGACGAGGTTGTACACGTCGTCAGTCAGCTTGACATCCACCGACGTTTCGGTCAGATCGCTGACGGTCAGGTTCCGCTGCGAACCAGTGCCACGCAGAACGCGAGAGTTCGCGTCAGTCGGCACGGGAATGCGAACCGTGATCGTATCGTTGTATTTCCCAGCGAAATCGCCCATGCCGTCTTTCCACACGAGCGAAGTGAGAACCATCTCACCTTGCAGCATGCCAAGAACGGTATCAACGATGGCGTTGGGCTTGATGAAAGCATTTGCCATTTTGGATGTGTTCCTTAGTTATCTTGGAGCGCGAAATCACATGCCGCGCAGAGAGAAAGGGTTACGTCCGTTGCGATTGAAACCACGCTCTTGCAGTCTCTTCAAGACTGCATCACCCGTGATCTCCTCGTCATCGTCGCTGCCACCCCCGCCGCCATACCCACGGGCAGAAGAGCTTTCATCCTCGTCAGCTTCTTTCGGCTTACGAGAACCAGGCTTCTTCCTGGTGGCCTTCCCGTCCTCAAGACTCAGGACGTTGAGTAGATCATCGATATCCGCAGCGATCTCTTCTGCGTCAGTTCCCTTGATACGGTTAACAAACCGTGTGGGGAGTCCCTTGTCTTCCGCAAGTTCACGGACAAGGTCATCACGCTCGCGAGCAGACCGGAAACTGCGAAGCTGCTCAAGCTCTTGAGTTACCTCTTGAATCTTGGCTTCCCAACGCTCAGAGTCGGTCTGCGTAGCTGCCCTAAGTGGGCGAAGTTCTTCGACTTCTGACTTAAGTTTACCATGCTCTTCAACAATTGGATCGTACTTCTTCCGTTCTCGCGCAAGCCTTTTGGTGACCATGTTGTTGGCCCACTCTTCTGCACGATCCCTTGTATCGAACTTCCACCAGTCAGAACCGGAAGGAGGAGGGGCGAAATCGTCGCCAGAATCTCCAACCGAATCCCCTTCAGGCACAACACCTTCAGACCCGGTAACCTCGTCGGACATCGTTACTCACTCTCCGTACTGTTCAAGGCCGCACGTTTCGCCTTCCGCACACTGTGCGCGTAAACCTATGCAACAAGCTGGTTTTGCATGTCAGCGGCCCAACGTACTTGCGGCGCAACAGGAGCTAACCCTGAATCAAGCAAACCAAGCTCACGATCACGCAACTCACGACGCAAGATCGCCATGTCAAACTGATTCTGATCGAAAGCCTTTGATTCGTTGAAAACCTCACGCCACAAAGAGATTTCGGCTCGCTTCTTAGCGCGGCTACTAAGCCGCGAGTCTACCTTTTTGTAGACCTTGTCACTCCAGAGCTTATGCCAGTACTGAGAAGCAGCATCACGGCTCCCCTCGTATGCGTACACCGGGCGCAACATACATCTACAGTTGTCATGCACCTTCGCAATGTTCGACCAGCCTTCTGGAACATCCCGCGCCACGTCAGGGTGCGGCTCCCACCTCTTGTCGCTACCAATGAACGATCCTTTCCCGAAAACCGCTCCGCGAGCAGCTAATAGCGCACACAGAGGGCACGGGTCACCATCAGTGACGCGAGCAAAGCCTTTAATCTTCTTGTCTCGCTTCACAACATTGTTCGTAACGCCACGCGCACCATTCATGGCTTCGCGCACCGACGCACCGGCAACCCGAACTGAAGCGTTACGCATCACCTCGTCCTCAGGCCCAGGCATGGCACGCTTAGTCATGTAATTAGCTTCTATTGTAATGGTTTTCGCAACATCAGCTTTGTCAAACTGATCTAAAGCAACCCTGGCCTGCTCAACACCACGGGCATTGACCACCGGCATGCGGAACGAAGCAGCCCTCACTCCACTGGGACGCTGTACCTCAGGAAAGTCGATCACCAAAGGATCATCAACCGGCAACTCAGCAAAACGAACATTTGCATTGAACACAGCCGAAAGACGTTGCGACTGAAGAAAAGAACGCTCAACCTCAGGAAGAGCAGCCTTCACATACTTTAACGTCGAAGCATCAAGATTGTCATACCGCATGATGTCCCACAGCGGATACAGCGACTGAATCAGGTTGTTAGCGACCAACTCCTGATCCTGAGCATGCCGCTGAGCGAGCCACCACGACACAGCCGTGAGTGGCTTCAAATCCGTTACGGGAGATGTCAATTCGACATACCAGTCTTGTTATTGAGGCGAGGCTGATTCGCCGTTGACGTTGATCCACCCCGGCCATCCATTGCAGACCCAGCAGGAGAGTCCGATTGGGCAGCAGCGGGTTTCACATTCAAGTCCCTCAAATACAAGCTGAGAGGATCGCTGTCGTCCCAATGCTCTTTCCATTCCTTGACCTCAGACTGATCGATACCAGGAATCTTATTCCAAGTAGCCCACTTGGGAACGCCAAGCTGCGACACGATCTTGCCCCAGGCATCCGCGAACTGCCCCAAAGACCTGACTTCCACGTCCTGCCAATGGATTCGGGCTGAGAAGTCATTTGCATCGTCTTGTCGGCCTTCGATGTGTGCGGCCAGCCGCAAAGCCTGGGCATGACGCGCACCAAAGATCGTCTGCTTCTCAAACAGCTTCTGGTACGTCTGCCTGCGTGCCCCGTCCAAGGCATCCGCTGCCACGTTCACAACCTGACTAATCAGGTTGGGCGGCAACTGCGTAACGGCAGTGAACGTCTCCAGGTCATTCTTGTAAGCCTCAATGAAACCGCTCATGCTCGTCTCATCAAGAGTGCCGAACTTAGCCTGCACATCAGAGGCAATCAGGATGTCCTCGTTGGCAATTCGAATCTTGTCCTGCTGCACCTCCTCCTCCGTATCCGGCTGCTCCAGGCCAGTAGCCCAGCGAACCTTGAACGAATTGAAGTGCTGCACAAGAAGCCGGTCAAACGCCGTCTTATCGATACGGGCAGCGAGATCGATAATCGGCTCCACCTCACCATAGGTGCGGCCCTCAAGATCGATCTGATTCACATACCGCACAAAGGGATTCACACCGTAAGTGTGATCCTTCGACTCCAGCATCTTGAACTTCGACCCGTCGAAAGACAGCACATGGTAGCCCTCACCGTTGAACCACCAACGGTATGTGCCGTCAAACCTCTTCTCCAGCACATACTCTGGGTACTCGTCGCCATACGGATCGGTATACAACGCGAAACAACGAGCCGGTGACACACCGCGCATCACAGCCATCGACTCACCCTCAGGCCCAACACCATCCGTGACTCGCAGATACGAATACCCAGTCACCATCGTCGCCCTGTTCAGGGACAACTGCTGGGACTTCATATCGTTGAATTCCCAAGTCTTCCAAGCCTCTTGGTTCTCCAGGTCACCCTCGCGCCGGTAACCATCCACAACCATCTGCTGGGCAAAAGTGCTGACCATCAACGGAATCCACGGAGAACGCGCAAGACGCTGCAAGATCGCACGCTCAGTGTTCCGCTTCAACGGGCGCACCTCAGGCTGCCTACCGTTACCCCATGACTCCAACCGCCGAATCCGTTGCCGCTCATGGTCAAACGCCGGGAACAGATCGTTGTTCAGATACTTGATCAACGAACGAGCATTCCCACCATCAGGCGGGAAAGACACCGGCTCACCTGGAGCATCGATGTAGATATCGTCGGAGTAGTAATTCACCATATGCGGCCACCTCTTGGCTTGCCTTCGTAGGATTTACGATCTTGCAACGCTTCTGTTCTCATCATGTTCAGACCCCAAAGCGCATATGTCACAGCACAAACGCCAGTGATATTGACCGTAGGATCAACCCTCGACCAACCCCACCCGTTGTACTCGCCGTCACCAACCTTGCCGCCGATCATGTACTGCCTAGCACCCGAAAGCCCTTGTGCCAGAGACATATCCCCCAAATGCACAACAGACTCATCATGGCATGAGTCATAGAAAAACCCAGTAGAACCCATGATTTCCCTTGTGCCAAAAGGAATTATCTTCGCACCAAGAGCCTCAAGCTCAGGAATCAATGCCCCAGCACGGGCACCGGACTGAACACACACACCTAAAGGTGGCGGCGAATCCACTGCGGAATAGAGCTTTTCGATGGTATCGACACACCAAGACAGTCCAGGGCCGTCTTGTACGATCTCCAACTGCTTGTGACCGTCCTCTGTGTATCCCGCCAAAGCGATTGTGGCCCAAGACCTGTCAGGTGCCGCGTCGATAGCAGCAACGTATCGCGAAGCAATCTGGGAAGCTGGCCCAAGCTTCCTGCACTCTGGGTGAGCCTCTCCTCCGCAACGGCAAAGGTTTCGCCAAGTGTCTGCGTCGATTGGGGAGTGGACTTGCGTGTCAGCCCACAATCCAAGACGCTCGCGAGCAAATTCCTTGTCCGACATAGACCTTCGCTCAAGTTCAATGAACTCTTCCTCAAGCCTGATGCCCAACGCCGGATTCGCTTTGTACCACTGACTGCGATCATCAAGAGAGCAGCCAGGATCAGCGCAAAACTCAAATAGCGCAATACCCGGTTCATGCGACAAACCTCTATCCCGTGCCTTCAGCAGAACGTCACTGTCCTCGTGGCCGGTCGAAGACGCATACCAGATTTGAGGATTCGGTCTAGCAGACAACGCAGGTATCAACGCGCCAATCATCTCTGGCGCAAGGGAATACGCCTCGTCAAGAACAACCAAATCTCCAGAGAAGCCACGCCCAGGATCGCGGCCACGAGCCATGTAGAGGAGACGGCTACCGTTCTTGAGTTCGATCCCAACATTGTTGTTACCACTACGTTTCTTATGCACCATCTTGTCCAGATCAGGACAGTTCTCAATCAGGCGGCACATACGCAAGTAAGACTCGTGCGCCGTTGGAAACAACTGCGCCGAATGAATAATCAGCTTCTCCCCCAACAGGAATAAGCCGACAATCTCCCTAGCCTCAGTAATCAGAGTCTTACCATTTTGGCGGGGAGTCAGGAGGGTCACTTCCTTCGAACTCCACCGGCCATTGGCCTTAAGGCCCATAGACTCTTTGAGGCAAAACTGTTGCCACACATCAAGATTGATGCCAACAGCAGACAAAAACTGTATGCACTTGTCGCCCACCGTATGGTGGTAATCTGGAACCCAGCAATTCGTAGGTTGCTGATCGCCAATACGTTGTGTCTCAACCTTATTCAGGTCATCTGGCGAAAGCTTGAACTGCTTACGGGTCACCGGCTTGGTGCCCACTGGCTAGCCGTCCTTCAGTTGTCATCCAGGCTGAACGCTGCCATCAACTTCGCAATGGGAGAGTCTTCGCCAGTAGCTTCCTCGACCTTGCCGAGTTTCAAATGAAAAAGCATGGTACGCAACGCAATACGCTGCTGACGCACCTCGCCCAGAAGAGGATTCACAACGATATGGATCGTTGCAGCCCCTTCAGCCGTCTCCTCAGCCTCTTCAGCCAACCGAACCCACTCATTCGACCCGGCCCTGAGAGCCGCTGAGAGACGTTCAATGATGTCAGCCGTGCGGCACGCTTCACCAAGCAGCAAAAGTCCCGCAGGATCAAGCTCAGACACCGCAGTCACGGCATCCCAAAGCTCCCTCCCCCGGTGATCAAGCCCGTTAGGTGGCCGCATCGTCCTTCATCTCTCCGTACCAAGCCCAATGCACATCATGGGCCGTCTCCCACATCGACACCAGATTCAACAAACGCCGATTCTTCATGTGGGAACCCAGTTCTCGCCGCTTCGCAGCGTCCTGTTCCAGAAGCTCGTGGGCAGCCGACAACTCCTCAACGTCACGGCGCAACATATCCTTGACATCGTTTAAGGTCAGCTTCTTGCCCCAAAAGTCAACGGGCACTTCATATTTTGCCGTTGCCATCATGCGAGACTCCTCTAAATCCATTGTATCAGCGAAATTTGGCACTTTTCCCTCCAAAACTCTTCTGACAGCAACACTTTGGTACATAATAGAGGTAGATAGCGGCATAGAAAGGCTCAGAAGGCCCAAAAATGAAGTGGCAGAACGCATCTAGCGAAAATCCCGGCTTCAGCGTCATCTACTCAGACGACGAAGAACACCCAGGCCACCGCTACGTCATCCAAAAAAAACAAAACGCAAGCGGAATCTGGCGACTAGCCTTCCGCAACAAGGCAACAGAGCCACTCCGCATCATCTTCGTCGGCAAAACCCAAGCAGAATGCAAGCAATATGCCCAAGACTTCAGGGAACAGGCCCAACTATGAGCGATACCCGCGAATGTGGCTGCAACGCTTACTTTTCACGGCACGATTCATGGTGCGCCAATACGCCGATCTTTGCCGACATGGTCAAGAAGTGGGGCGGGAATCCCTTCGACGCATGGCCTTTCATCGTATTCGCACTGATCGGCCCATCCCACACCAAGGAGACGAGGACTACGAATTGATCCACATCGTCTGTGCCGCATGCAGAACCGTGATCGGAATCCTCGACAGCGAAGACTACGTCGATAGAGACGCAGACCTCATAGCAACCGCGCACTATGACTGCTGCCCCGCCACACCAGAACAAAAAGAACAAGCCGTCTATGACATGCGGTTCAAGCAAATGACCAAAGAACTTGGCCTGTGAAAACCGAACAGCCACAACAAGACAAGCAATACTGCCTTCGCTGCGGCATCCCACACAACAAGGGCGACATCTGCCGACGAGGACAGAAATGAGCGACGAAGAAGACCAACCCATAGGCGAATACCCAGACCTACCAACAGGATTCACCATCAAACCAGCATGCATGGACTTCCTCGACAAGCTCACCAACATGCTCCTAGGGAGAAACAATGCATGACCCGCTCTGGAGAGTCGGCGTAGGAGTCAAAGAAAACGCCGTCATCTTCTTCATCCTTGGATTCCTCGCCGGAACCATGTTCACCTTCACCGCCTGCGCCCCAGACGTAGCACCACAGATGTACCAACAACAAGAAAGCACAAGATGATTGGCATCCTCGTACTACTACTAGCCGCAATCGGGGCCGGTGCCAGCATCTTCCTCTATTTCGGCCACTACTGGTATCTGCTGCTGAAAAAGAAGCCATGACAACGATTCTCACCATCAGCGCACTTGACCTGGGCATCGACAAAGCCATCAACTACATGGGCAAAGTCTGCAAAGGCTACGCAGTAAAACCAGGAAACAAGCAAGTACAAGTCAAATACCCTGCAACACTTGACCCTTCAGAAGGCGACAACACCAAAGGGTCGATCTACACCGGGGCAACCAACCTCGACAAGCTCATACGAGCCACACCAGGGCCAAAAATCGTATTCGGATACTCCCAAGGTGCCCAAGTAGCCGGAACATGGCTCCGCAGATACGCCAACCGCGCCGACGCACCATCACCAAATGAACTGTCCTTCTTGCTAATTGGCAACCCAGAACGCAAATACGGGCAACAGCCCTGGACGAAGAAGCAAACTCCCGACAACACCCAGTACACAGTCAGGGACGTAAGCCGGAAGCACGACAACTGGGCCGACTACAGCCCAGAAATACACGGCACCAACAGAATTCGGGCACTATTCGGCGGGACACACACCGACTACTGGAACAGTGACCCATATGATGTAAGAGCCAGCATCTTCAAGATCGCTGGCAACACCACCTACGTCCTCATCCCATAGGGCGCAAGAGGGGCAGGGAATGGTTTCGACAATCCGCAAGCCCACAAGTTGGAACGGATTGGACTAGGGTTCGACTCCCTACTGCTCCACCACGATTCATTCGGGAAAAGGTGACGTTCCGCGCCCACCGGAATCGGTCAATAAGCCGAACGTCAACCATCCAATTCGCCAATTTCAAGGTTGAGCGATAAACCTTGAATTCACCTCCCAACAATTCAAGCCTGCTTATGGCTGTCACCTGCGAATTCGATAAAGGTGCAGGCCAAAATCCCTGCTAGGGGGAAACCGGCAT